GGTACCGCTCCCCAAACTGGCGCCAAGCCCCACGCCGCTCTCGGAGTACCTGGCTGCGCACCCGGACGTGAGCGTGATGAGCCTCGCCAAGGCGACGGGCCTGGCCTACGACACCGTGACCAAGGCGGCGCTGGGCATCACCGTGCCGACCTTCGTCACCATCCTCAAGCTCCAGACCAGCGTGGGCATCCCAGTGATGGCCTGGGCCGGTGCCAAGGCGGTCAAGGTGCAGATGGAGCCCCAGTACCGGGTGGACCCCCAATCGTACAACGACAAGCAGAACCGCTGGCGCCGAAAGCGCCGGCAGATCGATGCCGCCTATGGCGCCAAGGAGCGCGCCAGGTTCAAGCGCTCTGATGATCGGAAGGCAGCACGCAAACGTGGCGAGGTGGTGCCTGTGCTGCCCATCCACCTCTTCGGGGAGGCGTGAGCGTGGAAGGCGAGGCTCCCAAGAAGGCAGGCGCGCGACGCCGCTTCGATGCCTCTGGCGAGTCCTTCACTCGATGCCCTAACGGTCATGAGCTGCCCAACACCGAGGACGGCGTCGAGTGCTCCTCGGCCCAATGCGCTCTTGAGCTGGTGACCACTACGCCAGTCTCTCCAGTGCTAGCCAATCACGAGGATCGCCAGTTCGACAACGAGGTGAAGACGGCACTTCGAGGCGAGAACTACCGCCGCAAGCTGGTACCCGTACCCGAGGGGCTCACGGGCGCCGACGCGGACGACTACGTGGAGCGCCGCATCACCGAGCTACAGCCCGTCGCCATCGCGGAGATGGAGCGCCAGCTCCGCTTCGGCAACGACACCGAGCGCGGCAAGGCAGCACGCGACCTCTTGGACGCTGGTGGCCACGGCAAGAAGGACCGGCTGGGTGTCGGGGCCAACATGATTGTCATCAACATGAGCGGCAATAATGGGGGCAACGGATCACCTCCGCCGCTTCCATACGTGGGTGAGGTGATTGACGTAGCGACCAAGGCGTTGAAGCCGTGAACGCTCGCCGGGGGCAACGGTGGAGCGTCCCCAACTTCCACCCGCGAGGGCAGGTCGCTTTGCCTTGGCTGCTGGGCTCTTGGGGCTACGTGCATCTCCGCACTCTAGGCACCCGTCGTCCGCGTAGCTCACGGCCCACCCATTCCCCCCAGCGCGTGCCATGAGGAAATCGCAACGCGAGTTGCTGGTAGAGGCTCAGAAGGCCAAGAGCACCACTATCGAGGTGGACGGATACGATGGCCTGTTCGAGCTACTGCTGAACGGCACTGCCAACCCGAGCCAGCACAACCTCCTCTACTCCAAGCACGAGGAGAACGCGCTGGTGGGGATGGTGGGCACCTCCAAGACATCTGGTCTCTGCGCGCTAAAGTGGTTCGAGGCGCTCACCGAGCCGGGCAAGATAGTGGCGATATGTAGAAGGGACTACAACAAGCTGATGATCACCACGGCCAAGCGCATGGAGGAGATGCTCCATCGCCTGCCGCCAGGTACATTGGTGGATCGGGACAAGTCAGCACCCATGCGCTGGTGGGTCAACCCGATTGGCGGCGGCGCCGTCAGCCAGTTCATCTTCCTTGGCCTGCATGAGCGGCCCGCTGGCCTCGAATGTCACAGCATCGCCGTAGATGAGGCCGACGAGGTGGACCGGGACATCCTGGCGGAGACCAGAACACGAGCAAGGTTGAAGGGGTTCAAGCGGCGTGTGGACTTGGCCTTCAACCCTACCGACGAGGACCACTACCTCTACACCGACTGCACAGGCCTCAACGAGAAGGGGGAACAGGTACTCGGGCCTGACGGGAAGTCAGCACGCATCTACAACCCCATCTACGCGGTCCCTGGCGAAAATGACCGCAACCTCTACGACGGCTACTACGAGAACATGCGGAAGACGCTGCCCCCTGATCTGATACGAAGATTAGTGGAGGGCAAGTGGGGCGGTGCCATCAAGGGCACGCCAGTCTACGGGCGCGTCTTCCAGCGCGACTTCCACGCCAAGGGGATGCTGACGGCCAACCCTAACGCGCCCATCGTCCGCTTCCACGACTTCGGCTATCGCCACCCCTTCTGCATCTGGGCCCAGGTGACACCGTTCGGCGGGCTCGATGTGCTGTGGGAGCTGAAGGGCGAGAACGAGGAGATCCACGAGTGGGCGCCGAGGGTCTTGGCGGAGACTCGGACTCGCTTCCCCGACGCCATCAAGGTGACCGACTGGGGAGACCCAGCAGCTACCCAGCACAAGGACACTGGCTCCACGCTGGCCGTGCTCAACGCCAATGGCATTGCGTTGCACTTCATTCCTGGCGTGAAGATCGACACCGGCATCCGCACGGTGCGCGTGCTCATGAGTCGCCAGTCTGGAGGCACACCAGCCTTCCGCATCGATAACCGCTGCACTTTTCTCATCCGCATGTTGGAGAAGGGGTACCGCTACCCGGACGAGAAGGAGCGCAAGGGCCGGCGGTTTGACGAGCCTCTGAAGGACGGCATCTACGACCACGCCGCCGACGCTCTGAGGTATGGCATCTATGGCCTCTTCGGCAACCGGCTCGCCTTGGTCGGCGCGCCTGACGATGACGACCCGAGCACTGGCGATGGTACCCACGCATCGGTTACGGTGGCCGGCATGTACGGGCTCCCCAGGTCGATGGCCTACTCCGCGTCTGCGGACCCAATCAAGCGAGGGCGGTGAACCATGGGCGCGGCATACAACTACGTTGACCTCTCTCTGGTCGAGGCGCACTCGCCCGACAACTTCTCGACGCCAGCCACTTTTGGAAACCAGGCGCCCATCAACACGCTGCCTGACACCTCTACCAACTTTGCTGAGGCGCCTGAGGTGGCTGCCCAGGTTCCCGACATCTACTCCCTCATCTCCGAGCTGCGCCGGCAGCGTCAGCCGCTGGAGGAGGAGTGGCGCGCCATCGGCCGCATGAAGATGCTCCTGCATGACGGCTCCCGTCGCTACTACGGCCGGCACGACTCCTACCTGCCGGTGGGTGCACGCATCTTCCAGACGCTGACCACTCAAATTTCAAGAGGCTTGTTTCCCAGCGACGAGTACATGGACGTGATGGATCGCGCTTCTGGGAACCCCGAGCGCGCCCGACCCGTCAAGGCGTACGTGCAGTGGGAGCTGGAGGCCAACGCCCAACTGCGCAGGCGCATCAAGCCGGTCATTTCCCAGCTCGTGGCGCTCGGTAACACGGTGTGGAAGCGCTTCTACCGGCGCGACCAATCTGTCTCCGGCTCGATGACTATGAGCTCCGCTGGCGTGCCCACCCCTTCCTTCGGCCCCCAGCGCAACGAGGGCCTGGTGGTGGCGCCGCGCTCCATCTTCAACTTCTACACCTGGCCGACCACTGCGAGCTGCCTTGACGAGTGCACGCTGGTGTCTGAGGACATCGACGTGCCACAGAAGGAGGTCTACCGGCTCATCAAGAACGGCACCTTCCTCAACGGACAGGCGGCGCTCGACGCCCCCACGCCGGACACCCATCTCCTCCAGTCCGCGGAGGTCCACACCAACCTGTACGGCATCCCGTCGCCCCACTACTCCACCATCAGCGGGAATCCTGAGGGCGCCATGCGCACCCTCACCGAGGTGTGGACGTGCATCGTGATGCCTGGCCAAGCGTATTTGCCGTTCGAGGATCCCAGCCTCCCTGTGCCAGTGCGCATGGTGCTGGCGGGCAACGTCTGCGTCGAGTGCCGGCGCAACCCGTTCTTGGACCAGAAGCCGCCCTACGACTTCCACGCCACCAACCAGGAGCCGGGGATGATCTACGGCACTGGCTACGGCATGCTGGCGAAGGCGCTCCAGTCCACCACCAACGACTCCTTCAACCAGTGGCTGGACGTGGCCCAGTACAACCTGAATCCCATCTGGCTGGTCAACCCGAACCTGATGGCCGGGCCTCCGCCCCCTATCTTCCCCGGCGCCGTGGTCCCGGTCCTGGACGTAGCCCAGGCAGTCCAGTTCGACCGCCCCCCGTTCGAGATGATCCAGCACGGCCAGTACGTGGTCGCCTATCTGAGGTCTCTTGAAGAGGATCTCAGTGGAGCGCCGCCTCAAGCCCAGGGGAACACCAGCAGCCAGGCAAAGACGGCCACTCAATCCCAGATTCTCCAGCGCAACTCGATGGAGCCCCTGCTCGACCAGGTGCAGGACATCGAGTACGCGATGATGATTCCCCTGCTGCGCGCTACCTGGCGACTGGGGCAGCAGTACCGGGACAAGGCCGTGTTCGCCATCGTCTCTGGGAAGTCCTACCCGGTCACGCCTGCCGACCTCATCATCGACGCCGAGTTCCGGTGGCTCGCGTCCTCTCAGGCCATCGCGGCGGCCCAGCGCACCCAGCAGATTGCGCTCATCATGCAGCTCGCGATGAACCCGCTCACGCTCCAGATCCTCAACTCCCAGGGCTACGTCGTGGACCCGGCGCCCATGCTGGAGCGCATGTACAGCACTGGTGGCCTGCGCGGGTTCGACAGCTTCATCCGCAAGATGACGCCCCAGGAGGCGATGATGGCGCAGATGGCTGCGATGCAGGGACCCAACGCCCCAACGCCCTCAGTAGGTGGTGGTCAACTCCAGGAACCTCAGAACCCCGGCAACCGCGCCCGATCAGCGACAGAGCAGGCCCCCGGCATCGGCCAGCGTGGCACCGACGCGACTACGGGTGAGGCCAACGACTTCATGGACGTGCGCAACAACGCTGACCAACTCGCGGCTCTGGAAGGGAGTATGCAGCGATGACCACCCCATCCCTACCCGAGCAGTTCACCAACTGGCGCCTCGCCAACCTCCAAGAGGCGGGCAACCGCGAGAACGCCCAGCGCGACTTCCTCAACACGCATCTCCAGCGCAAGCAGCTCATGGAGGCGCTCGCGAGCCACCCTGCCTGGAAGCTGGTTAGCGAGTTCCTGTCGGGAAAGGCCGAGGAGGCACTGCGCAAGGCCATGGACGCCGACAACCCTCACGAGATGCAGAGCAACCTGATGCTGGTCAAGGCGTACCACGCGCTCATCAAGTTCCCGAGCGACACGGTGGCGTTCGCGGAGACGGCGGCGAAGCAACAGCAGCGATAGTCAACTCTCTCAGCGTCGCTGCTAGTTTAGATTCCCGCGCGAGAGCCGAGGTAAAAGCGGAGCGGCGCGGGCAACCGGGGGGACCCCACGCCGCCCCCTACTCCAGTAGACGCGCAGCACGTCGCTGATTTCCGCATGCATTAATCCTCCCACCATTCCCCATCTTTCTGCTGAGCAAGCCTTTGCGTAATCGAGCAAGGGCTTGCGTATTCACGCAAACTCATGCCATGGTGCGCGCCATGGAGCCAACCAACCCTCCCGCCCCGGCCGCCGACGCCTCCCAGAACCTCGAAGCCAAGCTGGCCGAGATTCAGAAGCAGCACGAGGCGGCGCAGGCCACCATCGCTCAGCAGAAGGAGCTGATCGACCGCGCCCAGGCCGCGCTCCAGGCGGTGGTCGAGGAGAAGGCGAACCAGGCTCCGCAGGGGACCCAGGCTCCCGCCAGCGCGCCCGCTGCCGACCCCAACGGCCCTCCGGCCTGGTTCACCGGGTACATGCAGCAGTTCGCGCAGAACATCGAATCCCGGTTTGGGCAGCACGAGGGCTGGCGCCAGGAGCAGGAGTTCACCCAGCTCGTGCAGGCCAAGCAGCCCAGCGCCGAGGTGGTGAAGATCGCCAACGAGCTGCGCGCCGAGCAGGCCAAGAAGGGCCGCCCCATCAACGCCGAGACCGCCATCACCTACGCGCGCGGCATCTACGCCGAGCGCCAGGAGATCGAGCAGCGGAAGGCCGAGGCGACCCGCAACCAGTTCAACGTGCCCATGCCGACCTTCGGCGCGCCGCGGGGCTACCAGCCCCCGAGCAACGCGCGCCCCGTCTTCAAGAACGCTGAGGAGCAGATGGCCTGGCTGGAGCAGGCCGTGGGCGACCAGCCCCTTGGCGGACACTGATCAGGAGCCGGCAGCACCAGCGGCTACCCCTCGATGTTGTTGATGGTGACCTAAGATGGCCAACGAGATTCTCAGCTCCACCACAATGAGCGACCAGGAGAAGTTCCTGGCGATGAAGCTCATCCAGCGCTCCGCTCTCAAGCTGGTCTGCACGAGCGTCTGTGACCGCGTGCAGCAGCCGGACGGCACCGGGACCACGGCCTACTTCATCCGCTACGAGCGCATGAACGTGCCGCAGAACCCGGCCACTGAGGGCGTGACGCCGGCCAATTCGAGCTTCTCCCTGACCCAGGTCACGGCGACGATGGCGCAGTGGATCGATGTCATCACCATCACCGACCAGGCCCAGGTGACCACCAAGCACCCGCTGGTGCAGCAGTGCCTGGAGCTGCTGGCCGACAACGCCCAGCGCGTTATCGACCGCGAGATCCAGATCGTCTGGCTGGCCGGCACGAACGTCCAGTACGGCGACGCCAGCGTGTCTGCGCGCAAGGACATCACCAGCAGCATGAAGATCAGCGACACCATCATCCACAAGGCGCGCATCACCCTCATCGACCAGGGCGCGCCTCCGCGGGGAGGCCCGTCTGGGGGCATCATCCTGGGCGAGGGCGGCAACGCGCTCGCGGGCAGCGAGATGCGCCAGGGCGTCGAGACGGCCGGCAAGGGCGGCGGGTCCATCAACCAGGGCCAGGCGTACGTGGCCATCGTCGGACCTCAGGTGTCTGGCGACGTGCAGGCGGCGTCGGCCAACTTCGGCACCTGGGCCAGCGTCGCCACCTACGCCAACCAGAAGGCTGTCTACAACAGCGAGATCGGCACCTGGCTGAACATCCGGTGGGTGGAGACCAATTTCATCCCGAAGTTCACCCTGCTCGGCAACACCACCGCGGCGGTGGCCACGGCCAACGCCTTCGGCACTGGCACTCCGGTCGTGACCGCGGTGAACGGCGGCGGGGCGCTCACCAGCGCGACCACCTTCTACTTCAAGGTGTCGCGCCGGGCGAAGCTGCGCGGCTTCGAAGAGGACATCAGCATCCCCCACACGATGCAGTCGGCGGCCTCGGGCAACAACGAGTCCTTCTCCTTCGACTTCACCGGTCTCTCCAGCCTCTACACCTACCGCGTGTACTTCGACACGGTGAGCACCGGCGGCACCGGGACCGACGCCACGCTAGGCTTGGCCTACGACAACATCGAGGCCGGGGACATCGTGACGGTCACCACCAACCCCTCCACCGCGACCACTGCGCCAGCCAACATCCACGGCACCGGGTCGAGCGACCCCAGCACCATTCACCCGGTCTACCTGCACGGCAACGAGTCGTGCAACTTCGTGGGCCTGCGCAACCTGGAGCTGCACGTCACCGGCAACACCCCCACGGACAGCGACCCGGCCATGCAGCGCAAGAAGATGGCCTACAAGGTCTGGTTCGCCGCGATGATTCGCGACCAGCTCCGCATGCTTCGCCTGGAGCTGGCTTCCAACTACTGATCGGGTGACCCATGGCCAACAACGACCCCAAGAACCCCTCCAACCCCCCAGCGCCGACCCCCTCGACCGAGGTGGCTGACCTCAAGGCGCTCATCCAGGCGCTCGTGGCGGGGCAGGCCAGCATGGCTGCTGCCATCAAGGAGGGCATCGCGACCGGCCTGGCCATGGCGGAGATGCAGCGCCAGAAGGCCGTCGACGGTGACGAGCGGGCACGCGAGGAGCGCAAGAACCTCGGGCCGCCGTGCCCGAAGTGCCTCCAGCGCATGAAGGTCTGCGGCGGGCCCGAGTACGTGAAGGTAGACGGCACCCGGACCATGGACATCAAGGAGAAGGACGGGACGCCCAACCAGATGGTCCAGGGTGAGGACAAGAACCACGTCTTCATGCAGGTGCTGCCCCAGGGCAAGCGCGCTGCCAAGGCGTTCCAAGGCTACTTCCTCAACGGGGTCCAGTACCTCAGCCTCACCCGCTCGTCTCCGGTGCTGGTGCCTCGGTCCAACGACATCGCCTGGCAGCTCCAGGAGGTGTCTCGCACCGCCGAGGCGGAGCTGGAGTCCCGGTCCGCGGAGTGGGACTCGGGCGAGGTGGGCTCGCGGGCCCAGCGCGGCCAGCGGAAGGCGCTGGAGCACGGCGGCATCTCCTTCAACAAGGCGAGCTGATCCATGGCGCTCCTCGGAACCAAGAAGCCGCTGCCCAAGCCTGGCGAGGTGGTGACGGAGCCTCCTCCCCCGAAGCCTGGGGATGACCCGCCTCCTTCGGTGGATCCGCCCCCGACGCTTCCGCCTGACGCGCTCGCCACCACACCAACGGCGCAGGCCAAGGTGGCGATGGACGGCACCGTCACCAAGCCACCGCCGCAGATTGCGGTGGTGATGCAGACAGACGGCGGGCTCAACGGTCAGTGCTGGCGGGCCGGCACCACGGTGCTCATGGACCCCGAGGCCGCTGACTTCTACCTGGCCAAGGGCTATGCCACGAGGGCACCGTGAACGGGCGCAAAGGCGGCTTCAACGCGCGCAAGCCTGGGTTCCCCCCGGCCAGGCCTAAGGCCAACCCGCTCCAGCGCGAGTACGACGAGTCCCCCCGGATGCCGAAGCACAAAGGGAAGGACAAGCCGAAGGCCAGTGACCTGCCGTTCGGAGACCGATCAGCAGCCAAGATGGAGTGATGCATCATGGGCCAGTCCACGCTGAGCGCCATCGTAGCCCAAGGGCTGAAGCTGGCAGCCCGCGAGGACTTGGCTGAGGCCGGGCCGGACGGCGTCATCACGCCCTACCTGGAGCTTCAGCAATGGCTCCGGCGCATGGCGGCGGACTGGCCCTGGCCCCATCTCTGGCGCCGCGCCACAGGCATCAGCGTCCCGGCCGGCACTGTCAGCCTCAACCTGGGCGCTGGCGCCACGGTCACCGACGCCATCCAGCGCATCCTGGACCCGTGCTACCTCTACGATGCCCAGTACCGCACGCGCGCCACGGTGCGAGTCCAGCGCATCGAGGACAACGGCGTCCAGTTCGACGAGACCATCAACGACCCAACCACCACGCGCGGCCAGCCCCAGTACCTGAAGGTGCGCCCCTTCACGTTCACCACGTCCATCACCGCCGGCAAGTGGACCGTCTACTTCTCTCCTGTTCCTGATAGGGCATATCTCCTGGCCCTGCCGTATTTGATGATGCCGCCTGATCCGGCTGCCGCTGAGTACCCTTGGTACCCGGTCGACCGGACCATGGTGCACATGGTGAAGACCTTCGCCTTCAGCATGGGCCACGACACCGAGAAGCACGCCATGGCGACCGAGGAGCTGAGCGCCATGATTGCCCGCGACAAGATGGACCACGGGCAGAACGCAGGCATCAACATCAACACGTCTCTCGATAGCAACGTGTTCCGCCAGCCGTCGTCATCGAGCTGGCGTGGATCGGGATGGTGGCCGCAACCGTGAGGAGTTCACGCGTGAAGAAGATGATGCTATTGGCGCTTGTGGTCATCGCGTGTGGGCCTCCAGAGACGCCTCCACCCCCACCTCCGCCGCCTCCCCCACCGCCTACGTTCACAGGCGCGTTTCTGGGGGACTTCGATGTGCAGCAGAACTGCGCCTTGGGAGGTAATAGCACCTTCACTCAGACCAGGCAGGCGTTGTCTATCCAGCAGAAGTCCTCTGGAGTGATTACGGTGGACGGTTCCGGCGCTATCGGTGTTTGGCTGCTGCTCTGTCCGAGCCTGACAGGATTCGCAAGTGCACAGGACGCTACGCTGGACGCTCGTGACTGCTTCGTTCCATATCCAAACGACCCTCGGCGCATGATGGAGATCAACCTTCAGGAGGGCGCCATGTTGCTAGTGGATGCAACCACTCTCGCCGTTCGGGCTGGGGGCGCTACACATCCACCGAATGGCGGGCTGTCCGACTTCTGCTCTACTGCTGTGAAAGGCGTCCTGACTCGCCAGTGATATGATCAAGCTCCTGCCAACAGCGCTCGCCAGCACGCTACTATTGGGTGGCTGCGCCGCCAAGACGGCAGTGCTCATGCGCATGCCGCCAGGCCAATATGCGGGAGTTTTCTATACAGATCCAGTGTGCGACGCCTATGTGCTGATGGATAGGGAGCAGAATGTCATCTGGGTGGTAGACACCAATATGATGCTCAGCTCCGTAGGAGATTGGCCCTGTGGCCCTATTCATCTACGCGGCGGAAAGGAAGAGATCACGCTTGCTCCAGAAGGGTGTGGCCAGCGTGAGCTAGCTGCTGGTATCTCGGCCACAGAGACAATCCGCCACGGTGTCATTAGGCGCCAGAATAGCGAGTATCGAGTTGCAGTGAGCACCCAGCTCCTAGCTGGAGGGCCTGGGGGCCAATCGATGGCTTGCGCTGTGGACTACACTGGCATGCTGAGGCCCAAGTGAACTGGATGCCTGTGCCGGCTCTAAGTGGCGTGAACCTCTTCGATGACCCTAGGGCCATTCGAGATGATGAGGTTCAGCTCTCACGAAACCTAGCTCCAGCCCGGCCAGGCATCCTGAAGAAGCGTGGGGGTCTGGATCGCCCGTTCGTACAGGTGAACAACATTGCCACGACGGACCGTCCGCATGCGGCTGTGATGAGCCCAGTGCCAGACTCGGAATCCGAGATCGTCTTTACGTTCAGCACGTCGTCTGGCAGTGGCACCACAGTAGTCGGAGTGACCTTAGCAGGAGGCATCCCGGCATCTCAGTCCATGCCGTTCAAGCATCCTCGTGTGCCCATGGTGCCTTGGAAGAACGCAATCTACATGCTGCCAGGACCCCACGCTGAGTGGGCGCCGGGACCGTCTATGTTCCCCTTCTATGTGTTCGATGTGAACACTGAAGGCGCTGCCGCCCTCACTACGCTACCGTTCACCAACTCGACCACCTCTCCGGCGGGTAACAACAACGTCTTCCCCAAATACGCCTTCCCATACAAGCAGCGGCTGGTGCTCGCCAACTTCGGTAAGGGCTACGAGAACACTATTCTCTTCACCAACGACTTCCGGCCAGATCAGGTCGGCCCAGATGCGCTGGCGTCCAACGGACGGTCCATCTCTCTGGTGGCCGGCGCGGATGGGGATGAGATTGTTGCTGGCATCGAGGTGATGCTCACCAATGTGGGATCGCCTGCCGAGTCGGGTCTCCTCATCCTCCGACGCTACGGAGACCCGTTCCTCCTGACGGGGGACATGACTCAGGTGAGCGATGAGGGTACTGCCAGTGGGGACTTCACGCTGGACATCAAGCGTATCAGCGTGAAGACTGGCTGTGCGGGCCAGTACACTGTTGTCCGGACTCCGGTCGGTATCGTCTGGGCTGGCGCTGATGACGTGTGGTGCTTCGCTGCTGGCGTGCTGCCCCATCGGCTGGGCCAGAAGATCCAGCCAGCGCTGAAGCTGACGCCAGCGCAGCTCCAGTATCGTTGGAGCGCGGCCTACTTTGACGGGTTCTACCGGCTCGCCGTGTGGGGCGCAGGCCAGCCAATGACCTTGACGGACGCTCCGGGCGACCAGTGGTGGCTGGATCTGCGAGATGGGCTACCGGAGGATTGGCGGGAGGCGAAATGGTGGGGGCCTCAGCAGTTTCTTGGCGGAGCCGTCTCGGGGGCAGCACCTGTGCCCCAGACTTGGGCACTGGTAGCAGAGAGCCGCGCAGGCAAGGACGCTGCGCTGTTCTATGTTGATCGTGTAGAGGTAGCATCTGGAGACTATGGCACCGTACTAGGTACCTACGGCACCGGCCCACGAGACATGACGGCTGTGGCTGCCTATATCGCCGACTCCGACTACGTAGACCCCGAAGTTACGGCCGAGCTGGTGACCAAGGAGTACGCGCTCAGCCCCGGCCGCGACCAGATCAACGACGGCGTGATGATGGTGCTGCGTCCATCCAACGACCTGACCATCAACGCTGACTTCGTGATTGATGATGGCGATCAGGTGCTCACCCGGACCAAGCGCATCGCTGGGCCAGACAACTTCCGTCTGGACAGCTCTCTGCTTGACCAGACTGACGGGTCCTCTCGCGTGACTGGTAGGGCTACCAAGACTGCGCTCTACCCGACCACCCGACGAGCCGGACAGACCCACCGATTCCGCATCTACGACACGGCTGGGCACACCGTCGTTACGGGCTTCAACGACACGTTGCTGGTGGCTGTGGGCGACTTCCACTCGAACCCGCCACAGTACCGACTGACGGCTCCTGCTGGCTCGTACACCATCAGCACATTGCTCACGGCGTTAAATGCGGCGCTGCTTACGGATGCCGATGGCGTCACGCATGGCACTCTCTCGGCTAATGGCATACTTCTCAGTGTGGTGGCTACTCTGGTCACCTTCGACGACTCTCCTTCCCCCAGCAACTCCAATCTCGTCATCTCATTTGTCAGCAACGCCAGCGTGAGCAGTCTGTTTGCTGTGGCTGCTGACTGGGAGAAGTCCAGGCGCTTGGGTGCCATTTTGGGGTTCGACACCAACTCCAACCCCAGCTTCTTTGGAGATGGAGGAGGCGGCCCCTTCTCGTTCAGCGCCTCCACGGTGCCGTTCAAGAAGGGCGTTGCGGACTGGGAAATCTACGGCATCGCCGCTAACATGGAAGTGCTCCCGAGGACTCCCTGATCATGCGCAAGGCAACCACCATCGAAGTCATCCTAGCTGCTGTGCTCGTGGCTCTAGGGGCCTTGTTCACCTGTGCCCCCCGGCAGGCACTCGCGGCATCGCCGGTCGCCATGCTGCGCGCCCTCACCATGGGCATCACTCTGCACTCATGGAACACCGGAGACGTGCTTCGGGCTACGGATCTCAACGCCAACTTCACCGCGCTCAACAACGGCAAGGTTGGCGGTGGCGTGCAGCTTGTCAACTCTGACGTGTCCACTAGCGCGGCCATCGCCCACAGCAAGCTGGCTACCCCGGCGCTGGTTCCGAAGGCGTGGAGCTACATCAACGCCACGTGCACGGCTGGTACCTGCACGGCAGGGGACTCCAGCCAGGTCACCTCTATCACCTTCAACGCGACGGGCGTGTACAACGTGACGCTGGCCTACACGCCAGCCAACGCCAACTTCGTCGCCCTCGCCGTCAGCCACACGGCGGCGCTCTACTGCGCGACCACCGGACACGCCACGGCGTCACCGCAGTTCCTCGTGCGCTGCTATGACGCCACCGGCGCAGCCACCAATGCTGCTTTCTCGATTCTGGTGATGGACTCCTGATATGGGCGCCTCAGCTCCGTGGTGGATGAGCCTTCCCTACAACCTGAACCCTGCCAACTGGAGCGTGGGCGGGCAGAAGGTCTTTGGCGCCAACTCCAACAACCCCAACGCGGGCAACACGCCGCGCGCCGTTGCCGGAGGCATGGCTCCTGGGCTGGGCAAGTCCACCAGCGAGCAGACCGACAAGGATGCCGCCGACGCGCGCCAGAAGAAGATTGACGACTTCTTCGACGAGCTGAACAAGCCGCTCGACATGAACGACCCGTACGTCAAGAACATCCTGATGAACGCGCGCCAGACCACACTCACCTCGGCCAACAACGCCGGCATCTTCGGCCCGTACAGTCAGAACCTGGCCGAGCAGTCGTTCATCAAGGGCTCCGCAGACCTCCAAGACGCCAAGCAGGGCCGCGCGCTCCAGGCGCTGGGCATGGGCACCAGCCAGTTCAACAACCAGCGCGACTTCAACTACGACGTGGCGAAGGACAAGTACACCAACGAGATGGACCTCTGGAAGTACAACCAGGGCAAGAACCAGGGTCTCGGAGGGCTGATCGGCGGCGGCATCGGCGCACTCGGTGGCGGCCTGCTGGGCGGGCCTGGAGGCGCTACCGCGGGATGGCAGGTTGGCTCTGGCGTGGGCGGCATGTTCGGAGGCGGCAACTCGCCGCCTCCCACATTCAAGCCCGGAGGAGGCTACTGATGGCTCTCCCGCGACTCGACTACCAGCAGCCTGACTACCTGGGCCAGATTGGTGAGGGCGTCGGCGCTGCTGCCAAGGTAGCACAGAGCCTGACGCCGGCCCATCCGCTCGTGCAGAAGTACCTGCGCGCCCACCTCAATGACGGGATGGATCCGCGCGAGGCCGCCATCATGGCCAAGCTGGAGGCGGGCGGACATCTCGGTGGCGACCAGGCGCCCCAGGGCCAGCAGCTCACTGGTGGCAATGTCACCTTCTCCGGCCCCTCCCCTCAGGCGCCGATGGGGAAGGTGAACGCCCCGAAAGCGCCGTCTCCTACGCCAGCCTCTCAGCCTGTGTCGGGCGGGTTCACCGGCCCCCGCGAGTACAGCGACACCGAGACGGTCACCGCTCCTCGCCAGCCGGACCTGAGCGCCCTCAGCCCTCAGCCTCAGGCGCCAGAGGACAACACGCCCATCCTCAACCGGGACGTGCCGACGCTGATGCAGGCGGCCTCTGGCGCGCAGAAGCACAACTCGATGGACACGTACATGAAGCTCTATGCGCTCGGGCTGCGCGGAGACGAGCTGGCCGAGAAGTATCGAGAGTTCGAAGGCATGCAGCCTGTCCGGCAGTCGATGATCAACCAGCGCGACGCCGGCATCAGCAACATGCCGTTCAAGAACAAGATACAGGAGGGCAACCTGAACGCGCGCTGGGCTGGCGTGGACGTGGCGCGCGGCAACTTGGCAACGCGCCAGAACGAGGGCTACCTGAAGGAGACGGCCGACACCGCATGGACGGTGCCGGCGCTCGACAACATCCTGTCTACCGCGCAGACCAACCCCGGCGTGACGCCTGACGAGTTCGACTACGGCACGCGCAAGGCCGCATCCGTCGCCAAGGCCATCCCTCTGGTCGGCAAGGCCATTGGCGCCAGCATGGAGGGCATCGCGGACACGGCGCTCACCGACCAGCAGCGCCAGTTCAGGTCTCAGGTTGCGCTGGCCATGGCGCGCTTCCAGCACCTGATGGTGGGCAGCCAGATCACCGAGGGGGAGCAGGCCCTCATTGACCGGCTGGCGGGCCAGCAGCTCTCCATTCGCGACACCGTGGCCGCGCTCCATGCTCTGCGTATGAGCATGGCTGCCAAGCAGACGCGCGCCAAGGCTGCGTTCCCCGAGGCTGCCGGGCGCATCCCCGACACCACGCCCCAGCAGGCGCTGCCCAAGATTCCGCAGGCGTACCCGACCGACACGGGAGGCGTAGAGAACCTCAACCAGCCTGGTCCTGAGGGACCTAGCCTCGATGACGAGCTGAACGCCAACCCACTGAGGAATCGCTGATGGGCGGCTCCGGCATCCGCATCGGCTCTGAGGGGGCCAACGAGGGCATGGCTCCGGGCGATTTGAGCGCCTTCGACTCAGCCCCTCCGACACCGGACCCTCAGAAGCAGCGCGTGGACGAAATCATGCGCGCCGCTACCTGGGGCGAGGACTTGACTCCCTATCTCACGCCGGGCTTCCAGCCAGTCGGCCGCCACGTCAACCGGCGCATTCGAGGGCCCACGCTTGACCTGCGTCCGGGTGGTGATCAGCCCATGGCGCCGCCTGCGCTGCCGGAGATGGACTCCTCCCTCCCCGCGCCTGCGTCTCCCAGCTCCTGGCTGCGTGACTGGCAGAACAGCGACTTGGGCATGATGGCTGACCAGCCCTCCAAGCTCACCCCTCCGTTGCCGGCGCCCCCAGCGGATGTGGACTGGCGCCAGAAGCGAGACCAGGCAGAGGCCCAGATGCGTGTGAGCCCCCAGCGCATCAACACCATGGCCAAGGCGCAGCTCCCAGCAGCCAAGGGTGCCAAGGGTCCTGCGATCCAAGGCCAGATGAACTCCCCCTCCCGCCCCGGCACCAACCCGAAGACGGCGCTTCCGCTCTACTTCGCCAAGGCAATGGGCTACGCGGTACCAGGAGAATCGGGTGACGAGGAAGAGGCCAAGTTCGCCGCTGCCAGCCACAAGGCTCTCCTCAAGATGACCAAGGGCATGACGGTCGCCAGATTTCTCCAATCACACCAGAGCCCCAAGACGCGCGATCTCTTCGGCAAGTACCTCGACGCCGAGCTGGCCAAGGGCGCCAAGCAGGCCCAACCTGTGGTAAATACACCCGAGCTGGCCACCACCAGCCGGCTGCCAGTGCAACCCATCTAGGAGGTACGCAAATGAAGAAGCTGCTCGCCATTGTCTCTCTCACCGCCCTCACAACCCTCATCGTGCTGGGGGGCATGGCCACCACCGCGGCAGCGCCGGCCCTGTTCGCGAACATGACCTCCGCGGCGGCGCCGACCGTTTCCACCCCGCTGACCGTCACCACGACCAGCCAGGCGTACTTCGTGCCCCTCGGGTACATCCGGCTCGCGTGCTCTACCGATGTCTACTACAAGGTCGTCTCGTCCAGCTCCGGCACCGTGGCGACCACCGACTCGCTGGCTCGCGGCCCGCTGTCCGTGAATGGCGTCGAGGTGGCGCGGCCGACGTGGATCAACATCACGAGCAACCAGTGGCTGGCGCTTCTGCTGCGGTCCGGAGTGCAGGGCTACTGCGTCATCGAACAGCCCAGTGTGGACGGCCTGGCCGGTTCCTTCACCACCCTGTCGGCATCGAGCACCTTGGCCGTGACTGGCGCCTCCACCTTCGCCTCGACCGCGTACATCCAGGGGGCCACAACCATTGACGGCGCGCTGGGCTCTGGCGGTGTCATCTCGGGCACCTTCGACGGCGGCACCGCACGGCTGGGCGCCACCTCGGCCACCTCGCTCGACCTGCCTTCTTCCACCCAGCTCACCGCCATCAAGTTCGGCTCCATCACCTTGGGCGGCCAGTCGCCCTCCACCGGTACCGCCACTGTGCTCTCCGGCATGAAGTGCAACTGTACTCCCGAGACCAACACTACCGACAGCGCGACCAAGTGCAACGTCTCATCGACCACCCTGACGGCGACTGGGCCGAACAGCAGCGTCGGCGTCATCAACTACCTCTGCGTCAAGTGAGAGGCACCATGCACAAGCTCATCTGCCTGATCACGCTGCTGGCCGTGCCCGCGCTCGCCACCGAGGGCGTGCCCGAGCAGACCATCATCACCTCTGACAGTGCAGTGGCTACTGCCAGGTTGACGTTGGGCTACCACTACATCCGCTGCATCGGCACCAACACCTTCAGGCTGGAGGCTAGCCAGACAGCGGCAGAGAATGAAGACGGCAGTGGCATCCGGCTCCAGGCAGGCGTCATCTGGCCTTTCAAGGTGCTAGGCAACGCGCGCTGGATTGGCGTCCGTTCGGTCAGCGGCGCCAGTGGTTGCTACGTGTACGCCACCGACAACCCCAACCCCTCCCCACTGGGAATCGCGTCTCAGCTCCAGTTCAGCACCGTTCAGCTCGATGGGGCGGGCATCGGCACGGCTACTGTGGCCTCCGGTTCGGTCTGCGTCTGCTCAGGCGCCTCTACAACTCTGCACGTCGCCTGTCAGGTCAGTGGCACGACGCTGAGCCTGGCCGGCTTTGCCGGGGACACCGCCTCGTACATCTGCGTGTCATGATCTCCCTGCTCCTCATGCTGGCGTTGTCGGGGTCCTGTGAGCGCGGGGGCAAGGGCGCCCAATGCGTCACCTGTGACCGCTCCGAGCGCGGCGTCTATGTCTGCAAAGGCGTCTGCTACCAGAGCGCTCGGAAGGCAGACGGCGGCTATCGCGCTGAGCATCTCCAGCAGGAGGACAAGGACGAGGATGTGGCGAAGTCGAAGGTAGACGCCGAGGCCAAGGAGAAGTGCCCGTGAAGCCTCTTGGCCAGGTGGATGTCTCTCATATCACGGCAGGCATCATCACCGCGGTGCTGATCGGTGGTGGCGGGGTCATCTGGGGCCTGGTGAAACCCGAGCCCAAAGCTGACACCGAACGGGCTGTGGAGCTGGCCATCATGAAGCGGGACATCGCGGATCTGAAGGCCGGCATGCAGCGCGTAGAAGAGGCCGTCGTGAAGCTGGCTGACGACCGCTCGGGCACCAAGACGGCCAAGGGCCACTAGCTCAAACGTCGCTCTCGCGCCGTCCAGTCTTCACGTCCACGAGGAAGCGCCACTCTCGGCCCTCGATGACGTGAGGTTGCTCCATTGCCTCTCTCACCACAGGCACCACATCATCGACGATGCCCTTGTGGCACTCGACCAGGAAGGCGTCGTACCACTGCTTCACGAGTAACGCTTCCCCACCAAACCTGGCGAGCGTGCCTGGACGCCCCTTCCGCCCGCTCCCCAGCGTCAGCCACGCGAGCCCGTGCACCTCGGCCGCCGTGGTCTGGATGGGCCAGTTGGCGACGGTCTGTAGCTCTGGCGTCGCCGGATAGGTCTTCCTGCACATCAGCACGCGAGATTCCGACCACCCCAACCTCGCGACCCGCTCCAGCTCCTCGTACCACCACTCCACCGTTCGCGCGTATCGCTTCCTGAGGCCCGCGTGCAGGAGCGCCGCCGTGCTGAAGGCCATGTCCTGATCGGCCTCCAGCATCTGCCTGTAGAAGGTGTTCAGCTCACAGCCATACTGGAAGGCGAGGTGGCCCACCTTCGCGTCTTGGCGGGCCTTCTTCTTGATGTGCTGGGTTGGCTTGGTGCAGGCGCCTTCGCACTTGCACCGGCCCATGTGGGCAGGGAGCGAGAACAGGAACTTCGCGTCCTCGGTGTACACGTCTCCGGCTTCCAGCGCCGCAGCGAGCACCGGGTCCCCGTTAATGGCACGGGCGACCCACAGCTCAAGCTGGCGATAGTCCGCTCCCACTAAGCAGTAGTCATCGCTCCGAGCGGAGCACATGACTCTCATACTTGGGATCGCTCCGCTAAGCGATGCCACCTTGCCTCCGCAATGCTCCTCCAATAGCGCACACGCTCACGCCGAAACGCTCGGCAATAGCGCGATAGGTGGCACCAGCTCTCCGCAACTTGAGCACTTGGCGCTCTTGCTTGTCGCTCATCACGCGGCGCGAATTGGCCTCTCCCACTGCATGTGGAGGAGGACTCCCGCGACCACGCGCCCACATATCGCGAACGTTGTTCTGATGCGTGCCTAGGTAGAGATGGCCTGGGTTCACGCAGAGCGGCACGTCGCACTTGTGTAGCACCCACAGCCCGTTCGGGATTGGTCCTCTATGCAGGAGCCAAGCAACACGATGCGCTTTCTGCATCCTACCAGCGTGCCGGACTTGGCCGTAGCCGGTAGGGCCTGGCGAGCGGATCCAGATCCAACACTTAGTATGCAAGGGCCCGGCCCGGCGCTCGTACTTCGAAGAGAATGGCTCCCGCCATGATCTAGGCATCAGAGTCTCCTCGCCGCGCACATGACGCGCATGCTGGGAATCGCGCCAGACAGGGAGGCCATCTACTGGCCCTTCAGCTCGTCGAGCTGGTCACGGAGACTCTGGTTCTCTGAGTCCAAGTCATTGATGGTCTTCTCGGTCTCCTGGTCGTAGAGGTGTTGCTCACCCTTCAGGTAGCGCTTGTGCTCCTCTACCTGCTCCAGCAGCCACAGCAGCTTGCTGGCCTCGACAGGCACCGTCACGAGAGCGTGGGGAGAGGAGACCGCTTGCGCCTTCCAGGCGGCGTGGCGCAGCTCATCCATGTCGTGTTGATTCAGGTCCATGTGCCTAGCCGTTCGGGTAGTTGCTGTGGATCCACTTCTGCACTTCGTCGGCAGCGTCCAGATAGTCACCGCTCACGTCGGCATCTCCCTCTTCCTGGCCTGGCTGGTAGGTCTGCCAGATGCGACGCTGGAGGTGCTTGGGTAGCTTGAACCAGTGCTTCTTGCAGCCCCACATCGCCGGGGGCACCTGAGCGCCACAGCCGGGCCAGTGACAGGTATGGTCCCGCGTCTGCCCCGCGCGCGCCACATGAGCTACTTTCTCTCCGATTGATGCCATTTCACTCCTCCTTCGTTTTCGGCCAAGTTGAGGTGTTCGGTCTCTTGGTGGTGGTGCGCATGGTGTCGGTTTGCGCTGCCCCGATTTCTGGCCGGAGCCTGCCGTCGTCACCGAGAGCTTCGTCAGTCAGCTTGGAGACCACAAAGGTAGACAACGCCTTGGCCGGCGCCGTTGCCTGCCAGAAGGCGCGGATGATCTTCTTGGCATCAGCCGGCGTCGCTGGGTTCGCCAGCAGCATGAGCAGGGCGCCCTGGTTGACAGCACACAGGCCCGTCTTGGTCCACATGGCGCGGTCGCGCGCGGGTGGATCGGGCAGGTTGAATCGGGAGATGGATGAAGTGGCGTGCCTCTTGAACAACAGGCTCCTCATGTGGTCAGGAGACGCCCTGAAGGCTGGGATGTTCACCAGCTCCATCAGCTTCGCCTTCCGCTCCTTGATGAGCGCGTACAGCTCCCAGGCCAGTCCCACGCGCGCTAGGGGGTCCAGCCAGATGCCGTTCTCGTACATCTCGGCAGCTTGCTGCGCCAACCCCATTCTGAACTCATACAGCCTCTTGACTCTGGGCTCCTGCCCCGCCTCCTCAGCGACCATGCCCTCGTAGGCTCGCATCGTTTCTATGCAGTCCTGAGCGTTGTAGCGTTTCAGCTCCTCCATATTCCTGGTGAAGACGAGTCCTTTGTCGTCATCCTCGATGGAGCGCTTGGCGCCAGGATCATCGGACTCCGGGTCATCCTCTTCGGACTCCTCGGGGTCAACCGTTTCTGGGTCCTCTTGAACGTCGAGCGGATTGAGCCCCAGCTCCTTCCAGGGGATGGCATCATCGTAGATGCTGGCCAGGTATGCGAGGGAGGCTGGCGACACGGTGACCAGCGCCTTGCGCATGTGCAGCGTGTCCATCAGGTCAGGCATCTCGAATCCATGCCTCGCCAGCACGGGCCGGTCGAACCAGGGACCATTCTGGGTGACCACGGTGTTCGACGCCATCACCTCTTTGGCGGCAGCGATGAGATGGGCGTTCCGGTGCTCGTAGGCGAAGGAGAGGCCCCACTGGGCGTTCCCGAGCCCGATGGTGCGGAGGCGGGCGCGGAGGGGGTCCTTGCCTGTCCAGCGTTCACCTGGGGAGCGAGGAGCTGTCTCCACATCCACAGCAACACGTTTCCCATCGGCAACCCCATAGATGTCCTCCACCGTTGGTGAGGTGATGAGCTTCGACGGCCCCTCACGCAGCTTCCCAGTCAGCAGCCGCTTGAACCTCGCCAGGTCCACCGAGAAGGCGCCCCAAGCGTAGGGCTCGCGGAACAGGGCGAAGGTGGGGGGCCAGGTCCAGATCCACCGCGCGCCAGTGACGGGATTCTCTCTCACGAAGCCTCGGCCCTTGTTGATGCCGCCTTTGGGAAGCTTGGTGTTGGCCCATTGGGCGTACCCGCGCGCGGCCCACTTCCCCATCACCAGCGCTGGCAGGTTGCCGTAGCGCGCGATCTGGGATTCAAAGGCTGGTCGGCAGCACTTCAGAGCCTTCCCCATCAGCGCCTCCGTCTTCCCCTGCTGGGGAGGCATGCAGGCGATGACGTTGAGGGTGATGGCGGTATGCGTGGAGAGGCCGGCTTGGTCTTGCTCCAGCTCCAGTTGCTTGCCGGTCTGGCCCTTGAAGTTGATTCCACAACGGGCTTCATCGGCGCCCGGTGATTCCCCCACTCGAATCCAGGTGGGGTTCGGCACGGTGTCCATGAGCACCGGGTTGTGTGCCTTGCCCTCTCTCGCCAGAGGGCACTGAGCGCACTGGGCACCGTACTTGAGAGGATCACCTCGCACGTTTACACCAACATCCAGCAATGCACGGCGCGTCCTTCGGCCATCTAGGGTCTGATTGGTACCAGTCCACTGGAGGCGTCGTGCAACCAAACACCCAGCAAGTAGTGGCACCGCAGACCCGACATACCAGCATGTAGCCAGCTAGCCCCGCATGCTCTATCGCGTGGGCTCTGGCATGGTCTCCATGCACTGGCGGATACCCGCCAGATCGGCGCGGGAACCTACTCAGGTCTGGGTAGCAGTTCTCCATGATTAGTGGGCGCCCAGCTTGGTGGGGTCACCGCGCATAGGGGTTGCTAGTGGGGTGCTCAGTCAGCTCCAGATTCTCTCGCGGCACCATGTGGACTACGCCGGGAAAGGCCCAGCCCCACAAGAACATCACCGGCACCGGATTCTCGGCTGCCTCCACGTACCCGATGGCGCCGCGGAATGGCGTCTTCCCAACCACGCGCACCACTACGCCGACTGGGATCTCGTTCATGGCTAGCGGGCCTGTGGATGGTGCCCACGCACCTTGCGGGCATAGGTCGCCGTGCTGGTGCATCCTGGCTTGCCGCAGGCACACTTCAGCTCGATGGCGTTCTTGGTGACGCTCACCAGCTCCCAGATGGGCCGCTCGGTTCCCTCTTGGGACACGTCGTCAATGAGCACCACACCAGTGCCCTTGGAGGCGACGATGAGCACCTCGACAGGAGGCCCCCACGACTTCACCACCGCGATGCCAGTGGTCATGGGGGCACGGTCGCCGGGGAGGAGGTCGTGGCTAGGCATCGATCACCACCCGAGTGCATGTGATGATGTCACCCACAAAGATGTCTCTCCGGTCCTGGAGAGCTAGCTTCACCTTGTCGATAGCCTCGCGCTCAGCCTGGGCTACGGCATCTCCGAGGTTCCACTCAGGGCCGTAGGGTCCTCCCTCCACGGTGACCGTGACGGTCACCACGCACCGGGAGGTCTTGCTCTTGAGCGTGCTCACTTCTTCCCGCCCTTCTTGCCGCAGTTGGCCTCGTGCCGCTTCCCGATCTCTGCGAGGCGCTCCAGCTCTCGGCGCTCTGCCTTCTCCACCACCTTGGCGGCGGCTTGCAGCTCACGCGCCTTCTCCAGATGGCTGAGGTCGTCAGCAGCCTTCTTGGCCCGCCGCTCCTCCAGGAGCTTGGTCACCTCGTTGTGCACGTCCGCCAGGTGCTCGCGGTCTTCCTTGGTGGTCTCGGTGGTGGCGAGGAAGAGGGCGTAGTAGGTGCCGGCAGAGTCACACCCCTGCACCATGTGCTTTACGATGTAGCCGCGATTGGACTTCTTCTCCGCCCACTCGTTGATCGCCTCTGCCAGCCCCAGTGCCGACCCCGCTGTGAGGGACACCGAGAGGCATCCCGAGTCGTACCGGCCATCTGGCGACTGGACGTTGATGTAGCCAGGCCACTCATGGATGCGCTTCTCTTCGAACCGCTCAGCGAACTCGTCAGGCGAGTAGATGCGCGTCTTGCCGTCCGCGTCGGTGACGGCAAGGTCGCCGGCCTTCAGCCCGGCGTCCGGGTTGTCGGTGGCGGCGACTTCGACCTTCGCCTCGCGCTGCTTGGGGACCCAGATTTTCATGGTGCAACCTCGCTCTTCTTCTGCGCGTCGTACTCCTCGGCTGCGCGAAGGATCCAATTGTCCATCAGATCTTTCTGGGAGATTCCCGTCTCCCTGCTGATGCGCCGGAGCGCTACGGCGGCGTCTCCCCGGACAGTGAACCCCACCGCGACTTGGTGCTTGGGCTTCTGTGCTGGGGAAGGGATGAGCGGCCGAGACGGCTTGGGTTCGTCAGCCATTGGTGGCCTCCATCTCGGCCGCCATCATCTGATACTTGGTCTCCTTCAGGCACTGCCGCAGCCCCTGGCCGTCCTCGCCGGGGTCGGCTAGCATCTTGGTCAGGTTGGTCTGCTGCTGGGGCGGCAGGTCCTTGAGCGTCCACGTCGTGACCGGCTTCATGTAGCAGGCCAGCACCTTCTCGATGGGCTGGGTCCACTGCACGCCGCGCAGGTACGCCTCCACCTTGGCGGCGTCCAGGTCGTTGATGGTGAGGGGGGCATCAGGCGCCCGGTAGTTGACGGCCTTGACGGGAACTCGGACGCCAGCCAACACTAGCTGCTTGGAGCCCTTCTCCCCCCAGGGCTGGCCGGTCTCGATGACCAGCTTCTTGAGGCCGGAGATCTCGTCGTCGTTGCCCACGATGAGCTTCTTGGCGGTCTCCAAGCTCTTGAGTGTCGCGTTGATGAAGACGAGAAGAGGGGCGCACTCGGGCGTCCCAAGGAGCCGGGCGGTGAGCTGCTGTACGCCCTGGATGAACAGGGCGGCGCTGTCGGTGAGGAGGGGGAGGGTCAGCATGGGAGGGGGCTCAGACTTCACGAGGCTCCCAGCGTTGCTCACCTCAACGTTCTGGAGCACTTCGACCTCCGAGTTCCCATGCGAGAAGCGCGGCTCCTCAGCAGGCGCCACCCTCGTAGCGCTGCTCATGTCGAACGCCTCACACGGCACGAGCTTGGGCGACGCCTTGTTGGCCTTCTCCAGCAGCGCCCTCCGGTTCTCCTTCACGTCCTTGAGGCTAGGCTTCGCCTTCTTGCTCTTGGCTGCCATGTTCATGTCTCCTTGGGTTTGCACTACGCAGGGCACCAACCAGATCCCCGTGAGGCCACGGGTCCGACTTGCCGAAGGTCTTGTATGCCTGATGCCCTGCGTACTACACCGGCTCGCGCCCACCTCATCACGCGGCAGTCGGGAGGTCCCCCTGCCGTAGGCGCGAGCCGGCAACCTGCTACTTGCGCCGAGCCGGCAGCCCGTTTCCCTCCAGGGCCTCGGGGATGATCCAGCGGTCGATGGTGTTCTGGTCCTTGTGGTTGGGGAACTCCAGCTTCTCCTTCTCCGAGACCTTCTTCAGGCCCTCGTAGGCCGTCACCACCTGGCCGTCGTGGGCCATGATGTACTGCTTCAGCTCCTCGGGGTTGATGATGACCAGGGTCTCACCGTCCTTGCCCTTCTTCTTGGCCTTGTTGCCGGTGTACACCACCTCCTGCTCGATCCAGGTCGGCTCGAACTCGTCGCCACACGCCCGCGCGAACGCCATGCACCCATTGGCGCTCTCATAGCTGGCCACTCCGGTCTGGGCGTTGGGCTCGCCGTCCAGGAAGAACATCGGGAACGCGCGGCCCTTCGGCGTCCCCTCCTCCAGGTTCAGCGGCTCCAGTTGCACGGTGACGTAGCTGGCGCCCCCCTCGTTGGGCTGCTTGATGGTGACCGTGTTGCCGAGCACCTTGAACTGGCGCTCGCCGGGCTCACGGGTGGGGAAGTCGGCCTGCTTGATGGTGACATTCTTCGAAGAGATCTTCTCGCCTGCGCTGGGGCTCATCTTGTTTCCTTGCTTGGGTTGATGGTGGGACTACGGGAAAGGCGGCACCCTACTCGTCTAGCTCCTGACAGATCGTCGGTAGACCCAGAACTAGACACGCCGGCTGCCAACTGGCGTGGCTTGACGGGCCTACCGCTTCCGCTTGTACGTGAGCCCGCCCTTGGGGCTGGGCACGCCCTTGGTCTCGACCTTGCCGACCTTCACGAGGCCGCGCAGCACCTTGCGGATGTACTGCCGGTTGGCGCCAAGCGCGGTCGCCAGCTCCTCGGTGGTGCGTGCCTTCTTGCGCAGCAGCTCGTTGATGCTCTTCTGAACTGCGCCTTCGCCCTTCTTCATTGGTGCTTCTCCTGTGTGGGCATGGGAGCCCGGTTGTAGCGTTCACTCTCAGGAGTGAGCGCAAGATGGTAGAGCTGCCCGGCACCCGGCCATACGAACCACGCATACTCGGTGGCGTCGGTGCGCGTGACGCGATTCTTGGCACCGCACTTGATGCACAGCGCCGGCAGCGTCTTGGTGTCTGCCGGGTAGGTGGCCTGCGTGCCGCAATTGGGGCACTTCGCCTTCACACAGAAGCTCGGGCGGTTAGGCAGCACGTATACGTCAGCCGGGTGCTTCTCCCACCACCCCGCGCGCTCCTCGCTGCCGAGGAAGTTGAGCCGCAGCAGGAGCGCCGTCCACTTGGACAGCATAAAGCACCTGTCCGCGAACTGCTGAGCGAGCTTGTAGGGCGGGTTACCGAGAGCGACATTGAAGCCTCCCATGTCGGCAGCCAGACATACAACCTCGTCTCCCAAGAAGTCTTCTTCCCACCACGCCGTGTCAGACCGCATCACGCGGTCTGGGCGGAGTTTCTTGTCTACTGCTGTCCAGATGATGTCCCCAGGCCCGACAGCCTCAATGATTGCTCCGGTGCCGGCTCCGGGCTCCAGCCAGAAACCGGGGGGCAGCCTCACAGCTTCCAGCAGCCGGCGCACGCACCACGCCGGGGTGGCGTAGAAGTCGTCTTCGTTGCGCTCGCTGCCTCTACCTGTGGCGCTCATGCCGCCTTCACCTCGAACTCGTCAGCCTCGGCGTGGTAGAACCACCAAGGCGAGGGCTCATTGGCGTCCTTGCTCACGAACTGGCGTCCCCGCATCTCGTTGAGCACGCTCGCGGTCATGGTGGCGGTCAGAGCGTCCACGCCGTCGATGATGAGGCGTTGCTTCTGGTAGCCGGTGGCGATGACCTTCATGGCCTCCACCCACCTACTTGATACCCCATCGACATCATCATGCCGGTGAGATCGTACTCTTTATCATTCAGCCCCCCCACGCCCCTCCCTCCTGATGGGATGAATGAATAGGACGGCTTTGGATTCACGTACATCTGGTCGATAGCGGTGGGCTTCCCATCCTTGCCCTTCCACTTCACCGTCTCGCGGACCACGCGGAAGTTGTGGCTCGTGTTCTTGGGCCACTCCTTGGCACCACCATGGACGCTCAGCGTGTCGTCAAACTCCCCCTGCTTGGCCGGCGGGGGCTTCTGCACCTTGGAGACGTGGCCTTCCCAGAACATGTGGCACGGGAGCGCCTGGAACATCACGCGCACGTCCAGGAACTGGGCCTTAAGGATGGTCCACAGGTTCTGGCTGCCGTACGCATTCGTGGTGCTGCCGCTGTCGGTGACGATGCCAGTGGGGTCTCCAAACAGGCAGCGTTCGTGGTAGTTGCACATCGAGGTGAAGGAAGACATCACTACTGCGTGCGTCTCCTTGGGGTCCTTCATCTTGCCGAGCAGATGCTGGCGCAGCAGCTTCATCCCCTTGAGCCAGGAGTGGTTGTAGCTGGACGCGCTGGCCATCGCGGCGTTGATCTCTTCATCCATCTTGATGATGTCGAGCCGAGAGCGCACGTACTCGATGGTCTTCATCGGGATGCCGGCCAGCTCCATGATGCTCCGGCCGTCCGGGGGGTTGCGCGGGAACACGCGATCCATGCACGCCGTGTCCAGGGCGATGATATGCAGATGCGCAGGGTCGCTGACCACGCCGCCGTGCTGCTGCCAGGGCCAGAGGCCGAGAAGCGACATGACCTCGAAGGTCGTCTTCCCTTCTTTGCTCTCCATGAGCACCAGAGGCTTGATGAACGGATCCTCTGCGTACTCGGCCATCGTCATGCTTTTCAATGGGTCACCAGATGAAAGGATGATGGCTTCTACGTGTTGGGCTTCACGTTGTCAAGCGCCCCGACCATCTTGGTAACGCGCTCGGTAATCTCGCGGGCCAAGATGTCGAGATTACTGAGGCGGATGTTCAGCTTGCCCTCGCGAGACAATGACTCGTCGAGGCGCAATTGGAGGTTGCCGGCATTCTCACAAGCGAGCAGGCGCTCCTCTTCGGAGTCGTTCAGCTCGACGTACAGCGTGCGCACGGACTCCTCCAGCTCCCTGATGCGCTCCAGAGCGCGCTCGTAGTCAGAGCGGACTGGAGGGCCGGATGGGAGGGTGATGGGCCGCTTAAGGGCGGGCACACGCAGGTATGCCACCTCGTCGATTAGGTCAGAGATAGCACCTTTGAGGCCAGCGCCCACGCGCCCATAGGCATCATCGCTTTCCCAGCCATCCTGGGATGAGCCACCGCCCTCAGCATCCAGCCCACGCTGATGCAGCTCCACCAGCCGGCGCACGCGATCCAGGTCTATTTCCACCAGGCACCCCGTACCGCTCCGGCCGGCTGCCCATTGACCACGAACTCGGTAGCCGACGAGCGCCCGAACTTGCACAAGTTGATGAAGTCGCAGTCTACGGCAATGAACTGGCCCCCATCCCCGCTCACCAGGCGGCGGCAGGCAGTGGGGTTGCGCTTGGCCATTTTCTCAGCAACCAGTGCTGGCAGCTCCCAGAAGGGAGGACCGGCGCGGAGGTTTCCTGGCGCCTTCCTCAGCTCACTCTCCACCTCTTCCAGCTCTCTGCGCCGCTGCCGCACCCGTTCCAAGTCGCGCGCGAACCATTCGAGCTGGTACGGCTCGATGGTGATGAGGAAGCGCTCGAAGGAGCACTTGGCGCCGCTGTAGCCCTTCTGCACCACATCGAGCACGATGCCGATGGGTGCCTTGATGACCTTCAGCGTGCCAGCCTCGATGGCCTTGGTAACCACCAGCATCTGCTTGAGGAGCTGGCCGTGGTTGGCGTTGTAGTGGGCATACACGGCCGAGGGCTTAGAGCTTGTCGTCTTCGCCTCCCCGATGGCCTCGGCGTTGGCGAAGTCGGGATACATGGAGAGGTCATCGAGCCGGTTGGTGTGCACCTCAGTCGAGCCCTCAACCGTGACGATGGGACCGACCTCCAGCTCGGCAGCCAGCACCTTGGGCTTGGGCAGCTTGGAGTAGTGGGCGATGTACTGGGTCAATATGTTGCAGGCTTCCTGCTCAGCACCGATTGGAATCGGGAGAGGCTGACGCGCAGCTTCCCGGGTCACCGCGTTGTAGATAGATTGCCAGTTGTCGGAGAAGTTGTTGGAGAACCAACGGGCCCGGCCAGCGTGGAAGAGGAGACCAATCGCCTTGGCTCTTGGGGTCTCTTTCTTGCCGGCCTTCTCAATGTGGCGGACGAACTTGAAGACGAATTCTTGCTCGCACCTAAACATCTCTTGATCACCAGAGTGCCAGCCGTATTGGGAGGGGCCGGAGTCGTTGGGCTTGGTCATTGCTTCCCCCAGCGTTCTAGGAACGCCCAGATGTCCTCTGTTCGCAGCTCTTTTAGCAGCGCAACAAATGCACGTCGATCCAACCTCACCGTGGCGGTGCAACCATCAACATGGATGTGTGGAGGTTCCACTACCAGCTCCATGTAGATGGGGTCTCCCCGCTCGCTAGTCTCCAACCAGACGTGGTACATCTCCCATCGCGGAGTGCCGTCTTTGGCGTTCTCAACCTGTTGCCGACCATAGGCGAGGCTGATCTTGGTGCTCATGGCTTCCTCTCGTACAGCCGCCTCATCTCCTCTTGCTTCTCCAGCGACATCTGGGCCAGCGTAGTCACTGGCTGCGGCGGCTTGGTCAGCGTTTCCAGCTTGCGTTGGATGTCAGCTCTCAGCGACTTGCTGTACTCGCTTTTGGGGTCTGCTGGACGTGGGTTGATGCGGTACGCGGCGCCGCGCTTGTGGAAGGGGGGCATGGCTTAGGGGTCCTCGTCGGCCGGCCTGTAGCGGCAGGGGCAGGCAGGGTCCAAGCAGGGCCGGTCACAGGGCTCGAAGTCGAGCGGCGAGGGCACGTTCATCACCATCAGGTCGTAGGTGTCGAACTCGGGCTCGCTAGGGAGGGGGCCGTGGTTGCCCTTGTTGACTTGGCGCATGAACTTGTCAGCGCCTCGGGCCAGGTCAATCTCGGAGAGCCCCGCGTCAGCCAGCAGCTTGGTCATCCCTGGTGATGCCTTCTTGGGTGTCGGCATCACTCATCCTCCAAGAAGGTGTCGTCCATAGGGTTCCACGAGCTGGTCTGGAGTCTCTGGTGGCCAAGGGGCTTGAGAGGAATCTTGGCGGCAATACCGGAGAGGTCGCCGTCACGAGGACACTTCTCCAGAAACAAACCGTTGCGCATGACTTGTGGCTTGAGCTGCGGCTTGGGATAGCGGAACGGCTTCACGTCGGTCACCGGCATCGGCATGTACGTGCCGGCCGGCATCCAGCCGTTGGCCGGGGCCTCAATCTTGTGCGTGTGCTCCTCCAGCATCTCTCTGGGGAGCGCCATTGAGTTGATGATGTCACGCATCAGCTTGTTCCGGAGGTACTCCATCTGGTCGGCAGTGGGCAGCAGTGGTTCGAAGGTATTGCGCTCCAGGATGCTCGCCGCCGTCGCGGTCATGGGCTTGGCAGCGCGCTTCTCGTCCTGGCCAGGATCTTCACCATACAGCAGCTCACGAGCCTCCTTCACGTACTTGGCGCCGTAGGCAGCCAGCTCGGGAGGCACCTCGAATGTGGGCTGGCCATGCTTCACCGCATTGTCGTAGATGCTGCCAGCTTTGGACTCCCTGCTGGCTTCCTGTGCCCGTGCCCCGTCCAGGCACTTGCCGCCGTGGTTCTGCGCCAGCGCGCACGGATACGTGAACGGCCAGGTCGGCTTGCCACACTTGGCCTTGGCCGGCTCGGGAGGGAGAAGCTCCAACGCGATTGCGTTGTAGCAATCAGTCTCCCCCTTGTATTTGCCACTCATGCATCGGATGCTGATCGGGTAGGTGCCATGGACGCGCACCTGCTCTACGATGCCGACAACCTCTGGGTACTCGCGCACGCGCACCCTGTCGCCCACCTTGAAGGCTGGCGCTGGGGGCTTGGCCTCGCTGGGGCGGGAGACCAGCTCCAAGCCAGAAGCCATCCATCGCGAGCGTCCTTGGCCTTCGAACATGCACACGAGATGGCCGAACTGGGGATCATGCGTCACGGTGTACATGTTGCGATTGATCTTCTCGACTCTACCCGTAACGCCCTCCCACGTACCCGGCACCGTCACGCGCACCACATCGCCAACCTTGAAGTCGCTCATCTGGGGGTCCTCGCTGATCTTTTGGCCTTGGTAATAGATGCCGTCTGGAGTGCACCAGACCATTGCAGGCGCTACAGAGCCCACCCAGTCTATGCCGGCCTGAGTTCCCGTACAGGATGGTGGGTGGCCCTCCACCAGACAGCATGGGTGACCGAGCACATCAATCTTGCCACACCTCATGATGCTACCTCCATCCCCATCTCGCTCATCTCGGCGTAGTAGCCGGCCAGCGCCTCGGCGTCGCTCACGGTGTTGGCGTTCATGGCCTCTCGATAGGCCCCAGCATCCTGCATCGCTGGCATGCTGGCTTCTTGGGCCATGAGCTTGCTCGTGGAGCGGCGCCAGACCACCTCGTCCGCTGAATCCTTGAGAAGCACATGCTGCCAGGTGATGGGCTCGGTGATGCCGAGACGATGGAGACGAGACCTGGCTTGTATCATCTTGAAGGGCACCGGGTCTTGGTAGTGCATGATGCCCTGACTGGCGATGCCCTGAAGGTTGAGTGACTGTCCCGCGCTGTCGATTGTGGCCACTATACCGATTGCTTTTGAACGCGCAAGGGCTATCGCGTTGGCACGTTGCAAGTCGCTCATCTCACCATGGATGAGGACGCATGGCGTGCCCTCCTCGTTCAACTGGCGTGCCATGATGCCGGCATGAGCCTTCTGCCAGGTGAAGAGGAGGAAGCGCTTGGCGGCATGCGCCAGCTCCACACAGGGCTGGATCTTGGCCTCTAGCGTGGCCAGCAGGGCGTCGTAGAAGGAGCAACCTGGCACCTTCAATGCGCTCGCACGCATGGCCTGGGTGGCGTGGGGGTCGGGCTCCAGCCAGACCGGCACGTCGGTCATCGGGGGCAGCTCCTGGGCCACATCTCGCTTCTCGCGGCGCACTAGATAACAGGAGAGGCGGGTTCTCAGTTCCTCGGCATGGCTCACACCTTTGGCGACCCAGCCATACTGGCCTTGGTGCCCATCGGCGTACCGGGCTTCGAAGTCGTGCTTCCTGCCGAAGCGGCCCGGCAGCAACAGGTCGAGAATGAACCACCAGTCGCGCGGCGTGTTCCAGGCCGGGGTTGCTGAAATCCCTAGGCGATAGGGCACCATGCGGGCCATAGAGAGGGCTTCCTGGCTTCTCTTCGCCTTGGAGTTCTTGACCTCATGGCACTCATCGATGATGAGCATCGAGGTAGCGGCTTGTGGAATCTCTGGCAGGAGGTCATAGCTCGTGATGACCCATCGTGCTGAGGAGGCTTTTTCCCGTTGCATCTTCCAGCTCTTGGCGCCCTTGGGGAGCATCAAGGCAAAATTCGCCTCACCGGCCTTCTCCAGCTCCTCGACCCAGGTGTACCTGGCCCGGCCCGGCGTCACGATGATGACCCGCTTGCAGTTGCGAAGCTTGGCGAGCGTGATGGCCTGGCGGCTCTTTCCAAGTCCCATCTCGTCAGCGAGAATCGCACCCTGGGCCCATTGCTGGATGATGTGGAGGTACTCGATGCCCTGCTGCTGGTAACCGCGAATCTCGCCCTTGATGCGCATTTGCTCCAGCAGCAGAGGCGCCGGCAGCTCGTAGTCCCTCCAGTCGCGAGGCTTTTCGGCTCCGACGACTTTGCAGGCAGCCGCCACCGCATCGATGTAGCCGTAGACGTAGGGCTGACCGTTGGGGGCCTTGGCGACCTTCAAGCCAGGGATGGCCAGGTTCTCGATGCTCTCGACATCGAGCGCCCAGGTGCGGTTGTCGGGGAGGAGGCGGGGCTGGTTAGGCATGGTGTCGGGCGCGCTCCAACACGGTGTGAATGGCCAGCTTAATGTGGCTGCGTGCGATGATGGCATCCTTGTGCGCCTCCATCACAGCGATCATGGCGCGCTCGAATCGCTTCTTGCGACGCTGGCCACGATGCTTGAGGCGAAGATCTCTCGCCATCTGACCTAACTGAGACCTGGCCAGCACCATCTCCATCCCCGAAATTGCCTCGCCGTGAACGGGACAATCCCAAGTATCTCGGTAGGGGCTGGGGACCAAATAGACGCGATCAGTAGCGCACGTCTCGATCTTGGTCTCTGCACGCCGCAGCCACTTCCTCATGCTGGCCTGGCCCATTACGCGCTCGCCTTCCCTTCGTACTTAGCTTTGAGCCTTACCAGCTCGGCACGCTCGGACGCTTCTGCCTCCTCAGCGATGATCTCAGCTACCCGCGCTCGGTAGCGAGTCAGCGCATCATCCCAGCATTCATCAAGCCAGTACAGCACCTTCTGGTTGGCCCCGGTTCCCCAGTTCAGGTGCCAGTGGATCTCATATGTCTTCCCACTCAGCTCCAGCTTGGCAGTGAAGTCGCCCTTCAGGTCTCCCATGGCTAGGCGCTCGCCTTCCCCGTGCCGCCCAGCACGTTGGTGAGGGGGATGGGCTCCTTGACGGTCTCGTTGCCGCCCACGCGCCGGCAGATCTCATCAGCGATGGCCCTGTGCAGTTGGGCAACGGCGCGTAGGCTTGCCCTCGCCGCATCGGCCGTGCTGCCAGGGTTCACGATGGCCATGTCGTCTTGCACAGTGGGCGGGGAGACGAATTCGGCAGCGCCCGTCTCCGTGTCCACCTCGATAGAGCCGCTGGCGAAGAGGCTGGCGTGGATGAGGAGCTTCATGGGAGGGGCTCCCACACGGCAGCAACGATGTCGCTGATGGTCCCCAGCAGCACCAGGGCCAGGATAAACGCGAGGATGGGATTTTCTTGCGCCCACTTAGTCATGGCAGCGGCTCCCACTTGGCAGTGAAGATGAGGCGGCGCGAGGGTGGCTTGGTCACAGTCTCTCGCGGGCCGTCGTTGCCGAACAGAGACTTGTTCTGTGCGTAGCTGAAGCTGTCGAAGGTGCGTGCCGGCCGCGTCCTCATCTTGAAGCTGCCCAGGCCGGCGATGACGAGCGGAGTGAAGGCGAGCGGGTCGGCTGGCTGGGTCTCCGCGTTGAACCGGAACTCGACCTCATCCCTCAGCGCCGCGATGAAGGCGCGCTGGAGCATCCGGAAGTCGGCACGTGTGAGGCGGCTGAACTTCCAGCCTTCCATGCCGGCCTCTACCTTCTGACGGAACCGTGCTGAAAACGGCGAATCGCTCTTGGTGCTCACGGTGTCACGTCCTTGACGCCCAGCAGCGTCGCCATGGGGTAGAAGGCCACGTCTTCCTCGGCGCCATCCTCAGTGTGCTTGTAGAAACTGAGCGCGAACACATCGCCTGCCGAATTCTCCACCTCGTGCCAATCGTCAGCCTGCACGTTGATGGTGACGAGCCCGTTGCCCTTCGTGTCCAGCTTCACTTCCCAGGTTTTCATGTTCAATCCCTTCCGAAGCCTTGAGGGAGATCTGCGCCCTCAGCCTCACGCGCAGTGTCGAGTGCCGACTCCAAGTCCATGTTCTGGATGTCCTGGAGCTTCTCCCCAGTAGGACCATTCTGGAGGTTCTCGGGCATGTTGTCGTACCACTCCTCGTACTCCTGTTGCAGCTCTGCCAACGCCTCCAAGCCCTCGATGGCCTTGTTGGCAGCTTCCGTCCACCGCTTCTGACGACTACTGCTCTTGCTCACTTGATTCCTCCCAGCATCTCGTTTCTTGCCAGCTTGGCTACCGATTCGCGAACACTCGATGGTGGCATCTTCAATATGCGAGCGAGGGCATCGATGTCAACATCTGGACCCCAAGCATCCATCACCTTGCGATCATCAGAGGTGATGACCTCTTGGGCAACCTCACCGTCGAGCCCGAGCACGAGGTCGCGAGTCCAGCCCCGCGCCCGTTTGAACACGGCTTCGATGGTGTGGTAGCTGCCCATCGGGCTGATAGTGAGATGCGTATCGGCCTTGCCAGCGATGGCGCCCGAGCCGCGCGCATCTTGGCGCTTAAACTTCACTTGGTCCTGGGCCAGCTTCCTGGGGTGGTGCACCACCAGCACGCACGAGTCGTTGCGCTTGGCCCAGTCGCGGATGGGCTTGAGAATCTTCACGACGGCCACTGCATCGTTCTCATCTTGGGAATGCAGCTCTACGAACGGGTCGAGGATGACGAGCTTGGGCAGCCGCTTCTCCAGCTCAGACGCGAGGAGGTTCATGCCCTTGTCCGTGTCGAGCTGGAACTCCCACGGGTCATCGGCCACCAGGATGGCCTCCTTGGCGATGCCCTTGACGCCGAGCACCCCCTCGGCCATGTCGCGCAGCTCGCCAGCGTCGGCCTCTGCGGAGATGATGTAGACTTGAGAGTCCACGGCTGGGGCGCACATGAAGGCTGGGTAGATGGAGCACCCATAGCCGGCCACCAGTAGGCCCATCCCAAGGGCCTGAGTAGACTTCTTGGCGTCCTTGGGGGGCCCAACCACCCACGCAAGGCCTGTGGTCAACAGGTCTCCGATGATCCACTGCACCGGCTTGCGGCGCGCGGCAAACAGGTCGGTCCAGACGCCATCGATGATGTTGTCGCTTGGGTCGGTCATGTGAGCGGTTCGCCCGTGCACTCACAGAACAGGCGTCGTGCTCGCGCCCAGGTTCCCAGCAGCCTCTTGGCCCACTTCTCATCAGAGCCCTTTGCGGCGATAGCGGCCTCCAGCTTGTTGGCAGCCTCCCGCAGCTCGTCTGCATGCTCAGCACACCGTAGCGCCGCAGTCCGCATGCGCGCCACCAGATCAGATTGCTCGCTCACATCTCGCTCCCGTCATCTAGCCATCGTCCATCTTTGAAGCAGCGATGAGCATCATTGTAGGTTTTGTCATCCTTGATGCCGTCGCAAGAGGGATTGGGGCACGGCTCCGGGGGCGGGTACTCCCAACCCAAAGCAAGCCTCGCCAGCTTGTAACCGGGAGCGTTGCGCGCATCCTGTCGTGCCGGGGTGAAGGCGTGGTACTCGATGCCGTGTGCGAACATGTCCACCCAGCTACTCAGCTCGCCGTAGGTGCCTAGCGCCTCGCGGAGCCCGCGAACCTCGGAGATGAGGCGCTTAATCACGCCTTCGATGTCGGGGCCTTCGCTGAGCATGCCCCAGGGCTCCATCTCTTGCTCCCACTCCTTCAGCTCCTCCTCGGTGATGGGCTTGTGGTCGTTAGGCATCTGCTCGTCTGGAGCTGGCATACCTAGCGCTCTGGCATCGTCATAGGCGCTCACCAGACGTTCCCATGGACGCACATGCCACGCTTGGTGCGGCAGCAGGTCGCCGCGTCCTTCCCTAGCTCCTCCACCCGCTGGCGGAGTGCCGCAATCCCTGCCTCCATCTCGCCACCTGCCCTGAGCATGTCGTCGACCAGCTTCTTTGAGGCTGCAATCTCCGCATCCTTGGCGACGAGGGCGGCTTCGTACTCGCGCTGTGCCTTCTTGGAGTTCATCTTCTCCGCGAGCCACTGCGCTTCGAGACGGCGAACGTCGGCCGTCAGGCGGGTCTCTTCGGCGCGGGCCGCATCGTGGTCACGCCGGATGGCGAGGATCTTCGGGTGGCAGAGACGGACGGTGCCGTACGCATCCAGTAAGTCTTCGTTCGTCATCCGCTCACTCCCCACGGTCCACCTCCATCGAGTCGGGAGCGGGGCACGCCCCCTCCGAGTGGTCTCCACGGCACCAGGACTGATGAAGGTGGAGACTGTCGCGCGTGGTGATCTCGATGTTCTCCAGCGCCTCCTCCAGGCCACCCTTGGTCATCGCGATGTGAGCGAGGTTGTGGCAGTGCTGAAGCGCCGCTGAGAGTTCTTGGATTCTCTCCTCCATGGAGTCGGAGGAGGACTTCGGCGCCGCGCCTTCATCGCTGGCATGACACCACGCCGCATGCTCGCCTACGACGTTCGGGCGCCCGCAGCGAATACATGGCTCGCGTGGCGCCTCCTTCTCCTCCAGCGCCAAGATAGCCGCCCGAAGTGAATCTATTGTCGCGCGCGAGTGTAGCGAGTCCGGTCCGGCGTGATGTCCGTCCTGGATGTGCGCCAGAAGGGCGCGCAGCACTTCCACGTCTCGGCTCATGACTCCACCTCGCCAATGAGGCACTCCGCCTCCAGGACTATCGCCCGCGTCCCGTGCTTGTCCGGGTCCATCAGTCGGATCTCCGCGACGAGCGCTCGGATCATCGCCACCAAGCGGCTCTCGTTGCTCAACATCGTACGGATGTTCTCCGCGTCGCGGCCGTCCAACACGGCCTCAGGGTCTCGGAGTTGAACCTCCAGGAGAAACTGCAACTCCCGCTCATGGTTGCTCATGGCGTCTCTCCCTCGACGGCGTAGCCTGCGGCACGGGCCTTGGAGAGCACCTCGTCGGCATGGGCGTTATCGCACTCCGCACCATGAAGAACGGAGCCACCACACCCCAGACATCCGCGAGTCCGAACGAACCATGCGAGCGCCCCCAGCGCTTCCTTGAGAAAATCTCGGTCACGAGCCATGGCATCCTTCGTGAGACGTAGAGCGTTCTCGTCTACCTCCGCTCGCAATTCCGCCGCCTCCGCTCGGGCGCGCTGCTCGGCAACGAGCGCGCCCAACTCCCGACACGTTTCAAGCGCCTTGGCCGTCTGGGCGAGCGCCGCGTCGCGCTCCTGGTGAAGGCGGTGCGTCTCCTCGGCTGCCTCTTGCCGGACGAAGATGGGCGCCTCCACGGCGTCGAGTCGGGAGGGGCTGGGCGCGTCCCCCATCGCCTCTGGGATTCCTAGCGCCGTCGCCTCCCCGAGCACGCGCGCCGTGAACTCGGAATCGCCATCGGCCGAGCGCCACCCATTGATTGCCGCAATGGCATGTCGAAGCGTCTGCCGGATCTGGTTTGCCGCTTCAGTCGGGGGCGCTCCGAAGTCTCCCCGCTTCTGCCGCTCGCGGTAGGCGGCAAGAGCGAGGTTGGCGATCTCGTCTGCGTGCTCCACCACAGCAGCGGACTCGATCTTCTGGTCGTTGTGCGCCAATCCGGCCACCATGCCACGCATCACGTCCCGGAACGTCTGCCACCATGCTTCGGAGTCAGTGGTCATCGGCTGCCTCCTCGCGTTCGCCGTCCAGAGCCGGCACGTTCCCGCAGCAGCCCTTCGCGATGCAGGCGTCGCAGAGATTCCTGCTGCACACCTCGCAGTAGCCGACGTGTCGACACTGCGTCAGGTCGTTGCTGTGGACTTCGGGCTTGCCACACCGTTCGCACTTCCGCATCGCTCAACCCTCCAGAGAACTCGTTACCAGTAAGACACACCAATCCGGTTATTTGTCGCGCCCCTGCTTGCGAATCCAGCCAGACACCAGCACTCCCACGGCAGCTCCCAAGCACGTCCAGCCCAGCCAGATGAGCACTTGGTCACTCGCCATCGGCCAGATCCTCGGCTTGAATACAGCAGCCTTCGTGCTTCCTGCCAGGTTCGGCCAGCACGCACCAGGGCTTGCAGGGGTCCAGGGTTTCGGAGATGAGGCTGACGATCTCGTTAGCGAGAGCCAGGATGGCTCTCTGCTCGTAAGCAACGGGCTTAGCGACCCTCGCCCTGATCGCCACCAGCACGCCCTCCAGGGACTTGATGTGCGCGGCCATGGACGCTTGGGTTGCCTTAGCCGCGTCGCGCTCTCGAATGGTCTGCTCAAATGCCGTCTCGTGGACCCGCTCCATGTTGACCTTGATGATGGGCTCCAATGACAAGTCCACAGGCGCCGGCTGGGTGCTGTGGGCGTCGCACCACTCGCACTCACCGCCACAGCTCACGCATCGGCTGGGCCGCAGAACCTTCTCCGGCGCGGGCTCCCTCTCCAGCAGGCTGGCGAAGTCGGCGGGGTCGGTGTACTTGTCGGCCTGGCACTTCATCAGGTCCGGGTATTTCCCTTCGGCGCCCATCCGGTGGTTGCCGTTGGCGTCCACCGGGATGCCGGCGCGGCAGCCATCACATTGGTTGGAGTCGCGCCCGTCATCCTGGCAGCGACCATCGCAGTAGACGCCATCACAGTTGTAGTGGCTCATCGCTTGTGCTCCTTCACGTACAGGTCGTAGCTCATCGATATTGCGCCAGCCTGGTGATGGCGCGCTTGTCGTCATCCCGGATGGCCGTCAGAGACGGCAGCACCCACGACCGGATGTATAGTGCAGCATCATCTAGGAGCGCCCTCTGCACGCTCCCTGCCATTTTGGTCTTGTCGGTCAGGTGCTCGATGGCATCTGCCAGGATTCGCTTCTCTCGTTTGTTGAGCGGCATCGTCTGGTCTCCTCTGCCGCTTAAGACACATCCCCAGATTTCTGGTCGCGTTCTGGCAACCCGAACACCACGCCAGGAAGCTGCTTGAGCAATGCCGCCTCCAACGCCCTCTTCGCCGCGTAGTAGGCGCGCCACGCCTTCTTGCCTCTCCACGAGTTCCCATCCCTTATCGCTAATGCTCTCTTCGCCCCAGCAATGTGTGAGAGAGACAGGAGATTCGCCAATGGATGACCCGAGTAGCCTTCCAAGCCGGCGACTATGTCAGTAGTGCTGATCTCTTCGCGCTTGGGCTTGGTCTTGTCCTTGGCGTGGAGATTGGCGAGACGCTCCCGGTAGGCGGCACGGCAGTAGGCGCACCACTTCGCGGGCCGGCCCTTGTCGTTGACGAACCGGGCGGCCGGGTAGGGCTCGCGGCACTTGGGGCAGATATGGGTGGGCTGGGGGCTCACGGGAGTGCTCGGGCCGAGTCCATCAGCTTCTTGGCTGCCTCGATGACTGCGGCCCGCGCAGCAGCAACAGCCTCGGCTGGCGTGTCCGCCGCGGCGCCGAACTGGCCGTTGGACGCCAAGAACATGCGATCCCCAGAGGGGTACACGCTCCACTCTCCAGCCTTGGCCTCGTAGTGCCAGCCCAGGTTCTCCCAGACACGAGCGCGCCAGCCAACGCCAAGCTGGATCACTAGCTTGTCTGCCATCTTGTCGGCGTGTTGGTACTCAGCACGAGTGCATCCCCTGCCGCACGCGGGAGAGCAGTAGACATCTCCCCTGACTCTGGGCTTCCATGACAGCTCCTTCATGATCTACCGCCTTTTGGCGACCCACGGTTGCGCTTGTACCTCAACCCGCCCCCATGCTTCCGTCCACCGTCTTGAGCCTCTCGACCACTCGATCCTAATGCCCAGCTCAATGAACCAGGCTCCCTGCCACCGCTGCGAGATTGGTTACTCGCCATCACTGCGCGGCCTCACGCCGCCCGAATCACATCAGCTTCCATGTGAGCCATGGGGACCTCCTCTATTCTTGGGTCTATGCCCTTGCTCGGTGCCGAATGATTACTGCTTGGTGCTGCACAGACTGGTCACTTCACGTAGCCTCCTTTCCTTCGCGTTCGAAGCCTCGCTAGCACCTGGGAGCCTCCGCACCACCTAGCGGGGGCGGGTCCCGAGATGACTTCTAGCGTCTGGTGTCGTGGATTGTCAAGTAGGGGATAGGTAATCAGCAAGGTATCCCTAGAGGTAGGACTTCGCCTCCTCAGTGAACGCCTCCAGAGTCATCGTGGCCCCAATACCCGAACGTCCGTGCCACTTGTCCATCTTCCACGCCAGCGACTCGCAGGTACCCACGACATGCGCCTTGGCGTTCGGATACCAGTCCGGATCGTCTTGGTCGGGAGGGTTCATCACGGCTTCCACCGCCTCTACACTTGGCGCCGCCACAAAGTAGAGTCGATGGTCGCTGTACTGCCTGCCGTTGCTCACGATGACAACCATTGCGCTACCTCTCCTTCCAGATTCGCCAGCTCGCCCACGCCCCGGCCAGGAGGCCGAGGAGGCACCAAATCGCATGGGGGTTCACGCCTGCCTCAGCAGCTCAAGCATCTGGTTGCGCGCCACAGCGACATGCCAGTAGGCAGAGCAGGCTGGGCAGAAGGACTCCACCACCTTACAGCCAGGAGCGAAGTAGTAGAGGAACTGGCCCTTATGGTTGCGCTCCTTGTCATGCTGGCGGGTACAAGGCTCGCCGCCTTTGACTCGCGTGCAGACGAACTTCGTGCTCATCAGCTCGACCTGAATCTTGTTGAGCTGTGCTTCGATCTCTTTGGCGTCCATGTTTGATGCCTCCTCAGCTAGTAAGACACCCCTACTCGTCAGGGGTCGCGCGTTAGCAGCAGGTAGAGCACAGCCACACCATCTTGCCATCGCGCTCATATTGCCGCAGGTCGATGGTGCTCTTGCACTCTCCTGGTGCGTGGAACGCCACAGCCCATTCCGCATTCGAGTACCAGCTACGGAATTCGGGGCTGGGGGAGCCAGTGTTCTGGCACTCGCATTTTGGGGGCTTGGCCTCCTTGAGCACCTCAGCCGTGCTGCTCGCGACCTCACACATTGCCGGCCTCCTGGTTCTCGACTGCCTGCCACCCCTTGGCAGTGAGCTGCAACATGCTGTCCCCAGTCACCTCAAGCCACCCATCGCGAACCATCAGGTCAACCTGGGCGCGTTGGCCTCGCGTCAGATGAAGCGGGCTCTTGGGCCCCAGCCGGAAGCGCTTGAGGGCGGAGAGGGTGAAGGCGTCTGGGGGAGGGGGCGAGGCCATGGACCGGATGCCAGTGAACTGGCCTGGAACGGTGGCGAGGCTGGCACCCTCCCCAGCCATCAGCTTGCCGGCTAGAGAGGCGCCCAGCTCATAGGCGGCTTCTCCGGTCAGGTCCATGACCGGCCCCGTGTCCGCGTGGGGCTTGTCGATGGCGAGCATCCCATCGGCGCCGCTCTGGAGCCACGAGAGGGCAGGATGCTTGGGGGGCTCCATCCCCCGCCTCGCAGCAGGGGCGCTGGCCTCCATCCTCCCCACCTCGGCCATCGTCAGCTCGATGCGCTCCTGCCCGCCAAGGTAGATCTCGGTAAGGCGCTTGTTCTGCTCGGGAGTGGAGAAGACGCGCCCTTCCCTGTCGAGCGCCAGCGTCACCAATGCCTTGGCCCGCCGCTCCCTGCGGACTTGGGCGCTCAGCTTCGCCAGCTCGCGAGCGCGCTCCGAGGTGAGCCGGTACTTGGCGCCCACCGCCACCAGGCGCTCGATGTGGGCCGGGTACTTGAGCGCGGCAGCAGCGCGCTTGGCTCGGGGCACGTTGCGTCCACCCTTGATCCGGTCGGCCTTGGTGAGCTTGTGGCCTCGGGCGCGCTCTTCTGGGGTGAGTTGGTGGCGGCTCATGCGTCCACCCGCGCCTTGCGAACCTCTGCCTCCGTAGCATAGGCGCCGATGCTGTGGACGACCTTGCCGCCGTAATCTAGCGTCTCCAGATGCCAGCACCCCTCGCGCTCGTAGCCGCGTGCCGTTGCGCCGGGCGAGTACGGGTAGCAGTAGCCGATCTCTTTGGTGACCGCTTCGCGCTTATCCATTGCTCGCATCCTCCGTTGCTCCCATGACCTAGCCCCTCCGCGCAATCACCATGTCCGACAGCTTGCCGGTGTCGTAGCGCTCGGTATGCGTGAAGCCCAGGGCCACCAGCACCTTGAGCATTTGCTCGATGCCACAGGCGCCGTCGAGGCTCATCTTCCCGTCACGGAGTCGCGTAAGCCCGTAGAGGCCATCTTTCACCTTTTGACACTCATGCTTCCACTCGGTTCCCGCCGCTGCTGGAGGCAACACCCACTCGCTCCCTGGCGTCAGGCCCTTCAGCTCCTCGCTGAAGAGAACCTCGATTGCTTGCCCGAGCGCAGCACCGGCCTTGTCGTAGCCGCCACCGGGGGCGGTTCCCAGAACGTGGCCGTCCGTGTGCCAGAGACGGCACTTCGTGGTCAGATTGGATCGGCTCCTGATGATATGGAAGCGGACTTCGCCGTCGTGCTTGATGGTGTCCTTGATGGCTTCCAGGTCAGTCTTCGAAAGTTTGGCCATGATGGTGTCTCCCTTGTACCCATAAGACACAACTAGTTATTTATGGTCGCGTGCTAGGGCTTGTAGGTGACCTGTTCGATGCTTGGCCGATCAGGAGCGGCGCGCATCGTGTAGTGATGCGCCCAGCCGCGCCGATAGCACTCCTCAATGCCAGCATCGCCTGCCTCACCCTCGGGCACATTGAGGATCTCCAGCACATGCGCGTTACCGCGCACGTCCCTACCCAGCACCACAACACTCGTCATATCAGGCTTGCTCATTGCTTTGCCTCCTGCGTTCACGTTGCTGGCGCCTTCTGATCTTGCTACCAATGGAATGCCAGTAGTCTCGGCGCTCCCTCAGGCTCACTCGCACAGCCTCAGAATGCTCCTGGCGCGGCCCATAAAGGTGCGCCTCGAAGGCCGCGCAACGGGCCGCGATGCGCTCTAGGGCTGCCTCATAGGGGAGGGCCATTTACCGCCCCTCCGCGGCCACAGCATCAGCGAACCCATCAGCACACCGCTCGCACAGTGCGCCCACGCTGGCGGGAGCGCTGAAGCAATTGACACATGGATTGGCCACGGTCGCCAGGCTGAGTCCGCCCAACAGGGTGAACCCCCCATCCTCCTCAGCGCGCCACACCCGAGTGCCTGGCATGCGCTCCCTGACGTACCAGCGCCCGTTGCTTGGGGAGATGCCGAGGTAGAGAGGATAAGCAGGGCCAGGAAGCCGGGACCAGAAGCCATCAGCCACATTGGCCTCTGACCAATCCTTGAACGCCCTCATGATTTCGGGGCCGGTCACTTAGCCAACCTCCACCCATGCCCCTCAAAGGCAATGGACCAGATCATGTCAGCCGCGCTGCCATGGCGCCGGATCATCTCCAGGAGCGGCGGGAAGGGCGGCAACCTCTCAGGGTCGCCAGTCACCTGACGCAGGCAGGGAGTGCACAGCTTGGTAGATGATGGCTTGTGGCACTTGGTGCAACGGTTCATTGGAGCGCCCTCACGAGCAGGCAGCGGTCGATTGCCTCGGCAAGGCTAATTCCCAAGCTGCTGGCAACCTGAATGGCGTTGTAGGCACGCAAGTTGATGCGCGTAACCCAGAAGAGGTAGAGAATCTCGGTAGCCATGTCACACCCACTCGAACCCGAGCACGCCCAGCACATCGGAGCACCACTGGCCCGCGTCCTGAGGAGTGCACCCCTCGTTACCGTCGTGGTTCCCGTCGCCCTTGCCACAATCACAAGGGAGATCGGTCCAGTCCCGCCGCGCGTAGCTCAGCTCGCGCCAGAGCTGATCGCTGTTGAGCGCATCAGTGCCGACGCGGGGGTCATTCTCGAAGAGGAAGCGGCCCGTGATGGTGGTCACCTCCGCCTCGAACGCCTCCTCGAACTCCTCTTGCGAGGGGAGCACACCGTAGGTCATGGACTTGCGCGGCATGGCTAGCTCGCCTCCTCGGCACCGAATCGAACGGCGCTACGCCCCCAGCTACTGGGCGAGGGGTGCTGCTCTAGACGCGGTTGTAGCGGGGCGGATCGTCCTCCTCTCTGCTCTCTTCAGTCTCCTCTTGCTCCCCCAGATTGTTGAACTCCTCTTCGGTCAGCTCCCGAGAGTAGATGAAGCCCTGGTCGCTCTCCTCGATGCCCACGGCGAAGGTAGAGGCGTCCAAGTCAGGAAACACGGCGCGCATATCATCATCCACCGTGAACGCTGCCCATGCGTTCTCACCAGATTCTTGGTCCCTGCCTGCCTTGTCGGCGTAGGATCCATCCAGCCACCAGTCATACAGCAGCACGGCCCAGACAGGCTCACCACAGAACTTGCCAGGGGTCTTGATCACTCCGGCGCGAGTGATGTGCTTGGACTCGATCTCCGCCTTCGCCTGCATCATCTCTTCACGGGTCATGTTGCCTCCCTATCTCTTAAGACACATCGGCGCGCGGCTAGTCGCGCTCCATCACCAGCGCGTAGGCGAACTCGCGCACCCTGCGTGCGAAAGCCTCAGGGTCTGCATTGATCAGCTCGTGAACGTCGGCGCCGATGAAGTCGGGGAGCGGGTCGCCCACGGCACCCTTGATGCCTTGGCGAGCGCAACGCTTGGCAACCTGATCATACTCGCGCCACATAGCCGCTTCTGACCGCGCCATGTGCTAGCCCTCCGGGTACAGGACCACGTAATCCAGCACCTCCCCAGCGACGAATCCCTGGGGTCCCGGCAGGTCGTTGCAGCGCGCAAAGTAGCTCTCCCCCTCGCACGACACGATGCGGCCGGGCTGGCAGTAGGCGATGGCATCTGCCAAGGCGCGGAAATCGCAGTAGCCGCGTACCTGCTTTTCGCTGGCATGCTCTCCAGGCTCGCGGCGTTCGATCTCCGCGTTGGCCAACTCGCCGCAAGTGCAAGTGAGCCCGCTCGTATCGCCATTCACTAGCACGCTCGCCAGGAAGGCGGGAAGCTTGACGGTTTGGGGTTTCAAGTGAGTTCCTCGGCGCAGCCATCGCAGATCTCGTCCTCGCAAGGCCCCGCGCTCTCCACCTTGCGGATGGCCCAGTGGAAGGGGTCGCGTGGAAGGTGGCCCTCACTCTTCAGAAACTTGAGACACTTGCCGCACAGGCTGACCTGATCGTCGCTAGCCAGCTTGCTCCCGTCCATGTGCCCAAGCGTAACGAGATTCATTACCAATCCTCCAACAGAACCATCGTGTTCTCGTCTACCAGCGCCCACGTGCCGCCCTTGGCTAGCTGGACGGCAATCCAGTCCTTGCCGCGTCCAGCGACCGGCAAGCCCAGAAGGCCGTGCTGATCAAGCCAGCGCTGGCACTCCTCGCTAGAGCTGAAGCGCTTGGGCTCTTTGGTCACGTTCGCCACCTCCACACCTATAAGACACACCCATTTAATTGAGGTCGCGTTGCCAATGTCCCCCCAATGCGCCCCCAAATGCGACCTTTAATCGCGAGATGTGTCTTAGTAGTACCATGACCATCCGCTCGATGACCAAAGAGGAGATTCTCGCCCTGACCCCTGGCAAGCGGGTGCACCTCCGACTGAATGACGGCCGGATTGGCAGCGCCAAGGTCAACGGTAAGGTCCGGACCTGGAAGCGCGACCCGTCCCGCGTCGAGGTGCCGCTCAAGTACGGCCTGTACGAGTACTGCACCTTCAGCTTGTCGGAGGCGCTTGCTCGGCTGGTGGTGCAGGAGGGATGAGCACCTAGCCCCCAGGTGAGGGTGGGAGTCTAAAATTTAGACATATGCACCATTCTGGACCATCCAGCTTCTGGACTGGTCCATTTTGGCGCGATTCTCCAATCGGTGATCCATTTTGGATCACCACTGGCCACCTGTTCACCCGCAACTCCTGGTATGTCGCCAATAATGCGACCAAAAACCCCAACATGGGTCTTAGTAGTGGGAGGAAACACACATGGAAACGCAGCCCGATGAGACCGCAGTCTGCTGGATCATCAAGGAGTGCGGTAGCAAGGGCGCGGCCATTCGCTACTGCGAGAAGCTTGCCAGCCACTCCGGCCCGCTCGCGCAGTGGTACTCGCTCGCCGCCGAGATGATTCGCAAGCTGGCTTAGCCGGCACGCTCATTAATCATGCCAACGATGCCACCAATGAGCGCGCATTGGTGGCTATCGTGTTGCCAACGTTGATCCCCTGATGATCACCCACACCCCCTACCGCAGCGAAGGGGCGGGCATGAGGGGGACCCTTTAGGGGACTCCTACCCACTAACACGCTGGGAGGGATAGGCAATCAGTAATCAGCGTCATCGCCAGCTACATCTAGCTCGGGACACCAGCCAGCTTTGCGCGCAGCGATCTCGCACCGGAGCGTGAAGATCTCTCGGATGGTGGAGGCGCGTTCGGGCGTAGCCGCCAGCCGGAGGGCGAAGTCGATGAACGCCTCAGCAGCCGGCGCGCTGTAGAACCACTTCATGGCGGTGAGAGAGGGCTGGTTTCTGCTGGAGCCCCACACCAGGGTCAGGATGCTCAGCGCCTCGGAGATGCGTGCGGTGATGGCGTTCATTGTAGGCCACCCTCCTATTCGTATCGTGTTGTATGTTGTTGTGGCGTCCGGGAGCCTCTCGACGCCTCTGTCGAGGGTCGGGTCCCGAAGCATAGGTGATGGTGCTACGGACTGTCAACTGCTGGTTGAAGAGGATCACCAATCACACACCGTGCCACCTCAGCCACCAAGATTCTGGTGTCGTGGGATTTCCAAGCGTGGTGTGCGCTGAAGGACTCGATGTCATACTCACAGGCCACGCTGCGGTGACCGGCTCGGGTGACCTCAACGAGTGGGATACCGGCACGGCATGTGAGGCACACTGCCCAGCTAGCGTGAATGGCCATACAGGTAAGACACAAGGGCCACCACCAGGTCGCGTGCGGATCGCATATGGCGGCATATGGCTACCGATTGCATATGCGTGTATGGTAACGTGGCGTCATGCCCCGTAAGGTACCGCTCCCCAAACTGGCGCCAAGCCCCACGCCGCTCTCGGAGTACC